CCCGCCAGCACGAGAACGGCGGAAACAGCATGCAGGGCAACTATCATCCGACAGTAAAACCCGTCGCTCTGATGGAGTACCTGTGTCGCTTGGTCACGCCTGCTGGTGGCGTGATACTCGATCCATTCATGGGTAGCGGCACGACCGGCAAAGCCGCTGTGCGTAACGGATTTCGCTTCGTTGGCATTGAAATGGATGATGGCTACTTTGACATAGCCGTGAGCCGTATTAGTTTTGAGAAGCCACCAGCAGCGCTTGTGCGTCATGCCGCTGAAGAGGTGATCGCATGATTACTTACGGCTCTGTTTGTTCGGGCATTGAAGCGGCCAGCGTGGCGTGGGAAGGGCTGGGATGGAAAGCGGTATGGTTCGCGGAGATTGAAAAGTTTCCCGCGGCCGTACTGGCGCACCACTATCCCGCCATCCCTAACCTGGGCGATATGACAAAGATTGCCGCTGGCGTTCGCGCTGGCTCTATCCCTGCCCCCGCCGTGATGGTGGGCGGCACCCCGTGCCAGGCGTTCTCTATCGCCGGACTCCGTAAAAGCCTTGATGACCCACGCGGTCAACTCACTCTTGCCTATGTAGATTTAGCGAATGCCATTGACGAAAAAAGAGCTTCAAACGGCGAACCACCAGCCGTCCACCTGTGGGAAAACGTGCCGGGAAGTCTCAGCACCGAAGACAACGCGTTTGGATACTTCCTTGCCGGTATGGCTGGAGAAAATGAAGCGTTCGAACCAGGTCCAGAACCTGAACCAGGTAAACACGGACCCGGCTGGCGCTGGAAAAAAAGCGCCTGTAAGCACGTGGCAAAGTGGCCAAAGTCTGGTTGTGTTATTGGACGACAGCGCAAACTCGCCTGGCGACTGCTTGATGCCCAATACTTCGGAGTGGCCCAACGCCGCCGCCGTGTGTTCGTTGTCTCAAGTGCTCGAAACGACTTTGATCCCGCAGAAGTACTTCTTGAGTTCGACGGCGTGCGCCGGGATTCTCCGCCGAGCCGAAAATCGCCAGAGGAAACTACCGGAACTATTACTTCACGCGCTTCAGCAGGTGGCGGGCTTGGAGACTTCGAACTTAACGGCGGTTTGACAGTTGCTGGCCCTCTTACTGCATGTGGAACTGGAGTCGGTGGCCCTGATTTCTCTCATGCTGCAGCCGGTCATTTAATTTCTGCGTTTGGCGGTGGCAATTGCTCCGGGGCGCTGGATGTAGCAGCGTGCCTGACAGCCAAAGGTCAGCGCAATGATTTTGATGTTGAGACGTTTGCTGTGCAGAGTGCTACTGGTGAGGTAAGCCACACCCTGACCGCTGAAGGATACGATGCCTCTGAGGATGGTTCCGGGCGCGGCACGCCGACTGTTGCTTACGGCTTCCAGACGCGCATAGCGCGAAATGGCCGTGGCGACATGGCTGACGTTTGCCATGCGCTCAGCGCTGAATCGGGGGAAACGGGGAAAGGTGACGCTGCGCCGTGTGTTGCCCGATGTGTTGAACATGCCGCTTTTGCCGAGAACACACGTGGCGAGCTCCGGTTGTTTAACGGTGACGGCCAGATCACCGGCGCGCTGTCAGCGGGTGGAGGTAAACCCGGTCAGGGCTATCCATCCGTTGTCAGCCAGTGCGAAGTGCGTCGCCTGACGCCTAAAGAGTGTGAGCGTCTTCAAGGCTTCCCGGATGGCTGGACCCTGATCCCCGAAAAGAAGCGCAACACCCTTGCCGCTGATGAGCTCGCATACCTTCGCCTGACACACCCCGACATGCAAGAAGACGAGGCACACCGGCTGGCGGCTGATGGTCCTCGCTACAAAGCGATCGGGAACTCCATGCCCGTGCCGGTTATGCGCTGGATTGGGGATCGGATTGCTAATCAGATTATGCTGGTGGCGGATGAAATCGAGCCTCAGCCAGCAGCTCTTCCCGCTCCACCATCGGCAAAGAAAAAGCGTGCGCCGGCGCGCAGGATTGCGGACGACAAATACCCCCGCTCATTCCTGAAATGGGCGGGTGGCAAACACTCTGTACTGGATGAAATCAGGGCGATGCTTCCAACCGGCGATCGTCTCATTGAGCCCTTCGTCGGCAGCGGCACGGTCTTTATCAACGCAGGCTTTAAGCGCAACCTGTTGGGTGACGTTAACCCGGACCTGATTAACCTGTTCAATCAGCTGCAGGGCAATCCTGATGCCGTAATTAAGACGGCCTACCAGCTGGAGCGAGGCTGCATATCCGGTAAGGCACATGATGCAATCCGAACCGAATTTAACGGGCGCAAAGCACACGCTGTTCGCCATGCAGCGCTTTTCCTCGCGCTAATGCGCACCAGCTACAACGGTTTGTGCCGGTACAATCAAAAAGGCCTGTTTAACGTGGGCTGGAATAAAAAGGGTGAAGCGAACTACTTCCCGATGGATGAACTGGCGCACTTCACCGGCATGCAGAAAGAAATGACGTTTATGTGTGCCGGATTTGAGGATGTGATCGCGCAGGCGGGTGAAGGTGACGTAGTGTTTTGTGATCCGCCATATGAGCCTCTGCCGGACGAAGCCGGGTTTACGGCCTACAGTGGGACCTCATTCACGTTTGCGGATCAGGTGCGGCTGGTGGAGTGCCTGGTTGCAGCGCGGGACCGCGGGGCTAAAGTGGTTATCACAAACAGCAGCGCACCTGCCATTCTGCATCTATACATCAGCAATGGCTTCAGAATCGCCCCGCTGGCCACACGTCGATCTGTGTCCTGCAAAAGTGAGACGCGCAAAACAGTTAACGACATAATTGCCGCTCTCTGAAACGAACTAAACCCGCTTTATGCGGGTTTTTTGTCTTTGTTTGACTATCAGCAGAGCACGTATTTTTGATGCCAATTTTTATTGGATTATCATCGATAGCCGATGAAACGGTCTGCCATTGTTTACAGCAAGTAATCAGCGAGTATTATTGATGATGTAATGTACAGGGAGATAAAAATGGACGCAGCCTTGCTTGAAATGATGCGCTCAGGTGGAAGGAATAAAGCCTGGGCTGAAAAAATGGTCAACCTTGAAGCCAGAAAGCTGATTAATACAGCTAACAGGCTGTCAGCCTTACACCTTAACGATGGGCTTACCCGGATGCAGTTTGTCCAGGAAATAAAATCGGTTGTTGATAAGCAGTTTGCCGCCGCCCGACAAGCAAAATCTGATGAAGAATGTCTGGAGTGCGTTAAACAGCTAAGATCTGAAACAGAAAACCTTGAAGAGCAAGGAAGATTACTGCTCACAAAGGCAGCACAACTCTATGCCAAAGTGGAGTTTGTACGCGAAAACAACAAAATTGTGGGTTACATGATTTCCGCTGTTCATGTCGCGCTTTCAGGTTTTGCTGTTGTTGGCGGTGCTTTGATGATCGCGTCAATGACACCTCTTGGCGTACTGGCTGGTGCCGTTCTCGTTGTTGACGGGCTTAATGGCCTGTCGAAAGAACTTATTACCAACCTGTCTGACGTACAAACAGAAGGCATGTTTGCCGATGGGGCAATGCAGGCTGCAAAATTCATGGGATTTAAACCAGAGTCAGGACTGGCTTTCTACAATACGGTAACGCTCACAGCCAGTATTTATAGCGTTTGGGGGCTGGCGAGAAAGCCTGGCGCATGGCGGCTTTTCAGATGGCTGCCCCGTGATTACTTCCGTAAGATTGACACCATGAGCCGTCCAAAGCTGACCATGAAAATAATCGGCTGGGGTGTATCGGCTAAGGTGACATTCGATTTACTCAGCATAAGTAACCAATCAAGCTAAGCCTTTTTCGACCGCCAGTAGCGCCATGATTTCCAGGCCAGCACTGGCGGTTGAATAAACGTCACAATGACTACACCGAGCAGCAGAGATAAGCCTCCACCTAAAATGTATGGCTTAGTCGAGAAACAGAGAAGAAATACAAATACTAGCGTGCAGGCTGAAACCATCCATAACAGGACTCTAAATCTGTTTTTTAAATCCACTACTGCTTCGTCCAGCGTTCCACCATAGCTTTCAATATTATTTTTGATTTTTTTCAAATCAGCATCAGTAAAACCGGACTTCAATAACTCTGATTCATTAACTGTCATGGTGCTTTACCTTTCATCCTTAAAACGTTAAGTCATTCTAACGCAATTATATACGTGCATGACTCTCATACATCAACTTCCTTTGGCACTATAAAGGACTTCCGGATCATATAAATGTGTTAAGAAACCGCCAAATCTTAGGTTAGCTTCATCCCGGTATCCCAGAAGGCTGGTAGTGATTCTGCCGGAATGCCTCGCGGTGTATTTAGCAACTGTAGCGCCTGCTCCATCGTGATGTGCTCACAGGCATATTCACGGAAAAGATAGCCAACAAGCCCTGCCGCCTTTGCTTCTCTGGCCCTTACATTGTAAGCAGTCTGACATTCAGCACTCACACGGCTGGTTTCTTTGAAATAGTAGTCTCTTGCTCTCGCGTAACTGTCGGTGCAGGCCACCAGCACATTTGCAGCAACCACTTCATAGCGCCCTTGGCAATCTTCGCCACAGTCCAGCAACTGCACACCGGTTCTTTCAGATGATGCCAGCACGGTTTTCTGGATAGGCAGGCCAACAGTGGGGATCATTCGTCCATAAACATCATTCATTTTACGTTCCTTTTCGTCTGTAAGCGTCGGCACCACCTGCCGCGAAGCCAGACTATAAGGGAAAAGTGGCGAAAACTTAAATTAATTATTATAAAATCTTTATACTTTAAAATCATGTCAGGTTGCCGCCTTTCACCCTTCAAAATTACAAACCTCATATTCTCCCCGCTCCACTAACCAAATCGGATGAATTATGAGCAACCGTAAAGCCACGCATTTTGAGCTGTTCCATAACCTGAACATGGCACTGCGCGAAGATCCGCAGTTTTCCTATGAGTACGATTATTCGCGTGAAACGCGCACGCTGATGGAAACGCCGTATTGGCGTCTTACTCCGTCACAGCGCACCACGCGCAACACCATGATTGAGCAGACGATGGCAAATGCTACGGCGGAAGATACCCGCGTGCGCATGATGGCCATGCGTCCTGAACATCGCTATCTGCTGATCCCGGCTTACATCTGTCTGGCGACAACTGAGTTCTATATGGACATGAAGGACTCACTATCCGATGAGCCTGAGACCGTCGATCTTATGCCCGTCATGTGGTCCGCAATCTATGCGCTTAACCTGGGCCGCGATATGTCTACCGACGCCTGGAGCGAAATGTCTCCGGCAGACCAGCTGATGCAGATCAAATGGGTTGAGAAGGTACTGAGTACCGTCAAGCTGTCGCGCTATATCACCGATGCAAGCCGTGCCGTCTGGCTGGGTCTGTTCGTGACCTTCAGTGATATCCCGGATGATTTTTATGATCTGATGGAGTCGCAATGACCAGTAACGCGCGCTCCGGCGCCGGGGCGGTCTGATGCCTGCTGCCGGTACGCTGGATTCCGTTTGCTCCGGACACGGTTCATTCCCTTCGCGCCAGACTGCTGAGGCTGACGCTGGGCTGTCTATCAACGGCAAGTCCGTGCTGGTGGATGGCAAGCTGTTTAAGGACCACACGGACGGCAAAAGCACCCACAACGGTAAGGCGGTCTCTGGCCGTCCATGGTTCACCATCAATGGCAAAGGCATTGTGTGCGTTGACGATCAGGTTTCATGCGGATCGACAGTCGCAACAGGCGATGCCGGATTTCAGGTGAACTGATTGCCCTCTCTCATGCACGCAGCCGTCATGGCTGCGCTTACACAGGAATAACCATGTTCAGTGAAATCACCCTCATCGGCTGGCTTAAACGCGCTGTCGCCGTGGCGTTCTGCGCGGCTTTGCTGCTGCTGGGCCATAAGGGCTACGTGACAATTACGGACCATTTTGCGCACGTCGCGGAATTGGAGTCGAACAACACCACGCTAACCGCTAATAACAAAACGCTCACCGGCAATAACAGTACGCTGAAAACCGCGCTTTCGGATCAGCAGACGCAGTTGGCCACGCTGCAGCAGACACTGGCTAAGCGGGAAAAGGACCGGCAGGAATACGTGCAGAAACAGGCGGAGCTGGAGCAGGAATTAGAGAAACTTAAAGAGGATAGTCAGAATGAAATTGATGAAATCAACCGTGCGATACTGCTTGCTGGTGTTAATCATACTGCTTTGCCTGCCAGCGTTATTCGCATGCTCCGGGACAAAGCCCGTGCCATTAACACCCGAAGTCGTGACGGTCACAAAGCTGGTGGAACTGCCGCCGCAGAAGGCACAGGTTTACCAGCCGTGCCAGGTGGATGAAAACATCCCCGGATTCACTGACCAATTACCCGCTTATGTGGCGCGGATACTGACATTAGTCGATGAATGCAACCGGCGAAATGGCCTGATATCAGACCATAACGTCAGCCTCTGAAAGCAGCCCTTCGGGGCTGTTTTTCTTTATGCCTCTGCGACGGTTTCGGCCTGATTTTCTACCATATAACCCGCTGCGACTTCTGGCCCGCCAATCTCCAGCATTATTTTACGCATGCCCGCCGCCAGGGAGCCGTCACCCTGATTAACCAGAAATTCACGCGCCGCGAGTGGCATGTAAATGGACGCTGTTACCGGGGTGTGCATCTGCTGCGTATTCCCTGCCCTGCGCCAGCGCGCCATACCGCGAATAGCGTCGTCCTCTAACGTCGGGCATGCCTCCATGATGATTTCAACGCCGTACATGATGACGATCTGCTTAGCCAGCGAACGTGGCTCTTTTTCGCTGAGCAGATAGTCCAGATGGTGACGGGCGTCGCGCTGGCTTCCGGTTGCTAATGTGTGGGATTTGGTGCCGTTGGCGTACTGAAAATAGAGCTTATAAGACATGAGGATTACCAGTGGTCAATTACATGCCGGAAAGGTACATCAAAACATAAAAATTATCCTTAGATTTTAAAATCTTTTCTTGCCTCTCTCACACCGCAAAGTACAAACCGCATAAATTTGCCTCGTCAAAAATTCCCTCGCAGCCGCGCCCTGAAAAAAGGGCTGAATTGTGAGCAAAGATATTACCCCTGCACGTATGCGTGAGCAGGACATCATGACCCGCGCCTCGCGTGTCATGGCTTTTACCGTTGATGCACAACGCAATGCTTCTGGCGCGATGATTGCTGATCGCATCGAAATGTCTCAGAACATTGGCAATGCTGCAGGCCAGGACCCGATGTTTGAAGGTGCTAACCCGGAGTTCTGCCGTATTGTCGGCACCGCCTGGGCGTCGAGCATGATCGAGTACAAAGAGCGTCACGGTCACTATCCACCAGCTGACCAGTTGGCGAACGCCAGCCGTGCGCTGGAAAATCTGATGTTCGAATCAGCGGCTGAAAAGCACGAAGGCAGCGGCAAAGCGATGTTTGAATCTGTCGCAGCTGACATGCGCACCTCTGATGGCGTTATGCGTCAGGCGCAGTTTGCCGCACTGATCCTGCCAGCGGTGCTGGGCGCGGCCACCAGCGACGCGTGTACCTTTGTTCCGTGTGAGCGAGACGAAGCGAAGATTTACGAGCTCCTGAACGTCGCCGGTACCAAGTTCGGCACCTTTGAGCAGGGTGACGAGATGCACATGCAGTCTGCTGCTGTGTACTCGCAGATGAAGCGCCTGTATCCCTTCCCTGCCGCAATGCAGCCGGACGGCACTAAGAAGACCTTCACCTTCTCCCTTAAGACAGTCGAAGGCGCGGATATGCCTATCCGTGCTGGCCGCGCCAAGCTGCTGATCAACCGTCGTCCGGGCAAAGTCGATGACGGCGATGGCAACCTGTATTTCTCCGACAAAGACGTTAAAGGCAACGTGTTTGCGGCTACCTGTAAGGTTGATTACGAGAAAGGCACCATCGCTGTGACCTTCACCGATGCACCGGCTAAAGGTACTGAGCTGGCGGCACAGGTTGAGATCAACGTAGAGAAAGCACCAGGCCTGATCCCTGTTATCAACCAGTCCATGCGTGAGTTCACCGTTAAGCCCTCACAGTTCGTGATCGCGTCTGAGCACACTGTTATGGCAGCGTCGGATCTGAGCCGTGAATTTGGCATCAACCTGTCTTCTACCCAGTTTACCGCTATGCGCAACTGGCTGAGCCATGAGCAGGACATGATGCGCCTGCGCACAATGGCTTTCCATAACGTCTATGACCGTGAATTTGACGTGGCACTGCCGGAAGGTCAGACCTACGAATCGTGGGTAGGCCTGATGAAGCACGCGATCACCCAGCTGAGCACCGACATGGTTAACCGCACCCGTAAAGCCGGTATCCGTGGCGGCTTCGCTGGTGGCGAGGCGGCTAACTTCCTCAAAAGCCTGCCTGCTAACGTCTTCCAGGCTGATCCTAACTTTGTGCAGTCACCGTACATCCAGCGTATCGGCACATTGTTTGGTATCTATCAGATCTTCGAAGTCCCTACCGCTATCTGCGATCAGTTCGTTGCAAACGGCGTGGCGCTGGGTAAAGAAGACATTCTTTTCTACGGCCGCGGTGATTCCATCGGTGACGCAGGCCTAATCGCCGGCGACGCTGTTCCAGCCATTCCGTATGTCCATGAAACCAACCCTTCACTGGTCAACCGCACAACGCTGTGGGGCTCTTCCCTTAACGAGCTGCACCCGCGTAATGGTGAAAACTACTTCGCCAAGCTGACCCTGACCAACACCAAAGTCGGTGCTTACAACATGCTGACCGGTAAGCAGATCGAAGGCGAAACCGCTCCTGCAGCAGCTGCCACCGGCACCGGCAGCTAATCCCCCTTAACGCCTCCGTTAAGGGGGCATTTCATGGACATTTCACATGAATAAGATTCGTTTTTCTGTGGGCCAGGCGTCCGGCATTGCGGTGCAGGAAGTCAACGCTGATGCGACGACTTCCGTTGCATCTGGCGGTGCGTCCGTCTTTGCCGGTCTGGTCATTGCCCGTCGCGGCAAAATCGGCACTGTGCTGCGCGTCACTGCTGATAACTATCAATCAGTGCTGGGCGAAGCCATTCACCCACGCAGCGGTGCGGCGTTTGAGCCACTGCGTCACGTAGCGACTGCCGTTAACGGCGGTGATGGTTATGTGGTCCGCGTGGCGGCACCGGGTATGAAGATCCCTGCCCTGTCCCTGATGGCTGACACTACCATGCGAGAGCTGAGCGTGGTGGCCAGCAACTTTGCACCGTCTTCCGATCCGGTTCTTGCGGCTGGCGCTGCAGCGATGATTTACATTGATGATGGCGACGCCTCAGCAAACCGCACTCTGAGCATGGAAACTGACACGACGGCACCGGGCTTCTACATCCTGACGCTGAAGGAAGTTGACGCGGCTGGCGGTGAATCAGTGCTGGAATCTCACCAGATTTCATTCAACACCAACGCCACCAGCGACATGGGTTCGCCTGCCTTCCTGCCGACCGCGCTGGAAAATGGCTCAACCCGTCTGCGCGCTATCGTGTCGGACGACGTTGAAACGCTGATGCAGCCTATCACTGAAGGCTTTGACAACATGCAATTCAGTGGCGGCGTTGATGGCGACCTGACTGCTATTGCCACGGCTGACTACACCAAAGCCCTGACAGTTCTGCGTAAATCCATGTTCTCCTGGACGGCTGTACTGTCGCTGGGCTGCTATGACCCGACCGTGATCGCGGCGCTGGTCAAGCTGGCGGAAGACACCCGAACCGACATGTTCTACGACGTACATGGTGCGCAGCTGTCAGCAGCGGCGATGGCAGAAGCGCTGGGCCACGGCCTCGGCGGTTCACACCAGCCAGCACGCTACTACTGGCCGTATACCGCACGCGACGCATTCACCGGCACTAACGTTAACTGGGGTATTTCCTGTGACGCGTTTGTGGCGAAAGCGAAAGGCGTGGCGCTGGTCTCCGACGTCGGCGGTTGGCATTACTCACCGGCTGGCGTATCCCGCGCAATCATCAACCGTCAGAACATCAAGCCTATCCCGAATCTGGACGAGATCGACCGCGAAGCCTTTGTGACTGCGCGCATCAACCCGGTCAGCCTCGACAAAGCCGGGAACATGTATATCGACGACTCCCTGACCACGTTCGCTAAAAACAACTACCTGCGCCTGCAGCACATCAGTTCACTGATGAACGCGATCGCACGCGGTTTTTATGACGTGGCAGAAGCGCTGAAGCATGAACCGGACGGTATCACCTTCAGAGGCCTGACTGAGGGCTTAAAAGACCTGCTGGAGCGTTTCGTTGCCGCTGAAGCCCTGGTTAAGCCGCGTGACGTCACGCAAGGCACTGAGCCATTTGTTGTCTCCGTCGTGCAGAAAGATATCGACTTGTGGGAAGCCTCCTGGTCTGTCTGCCCTACCGGCTCTTCCCGCCGCATCGTCGGCAAGCCAACGCTGTTCCGTTAACAGAGGAAATTATGAACAACATTTTTAATCACAGAACGCATGGCCTGCTGGGCGCTGCATTCGAAAAACCTGCTGCAGCTGAAGAGCCAGCCGTAAAAGATTCCATGCTGGAAAGCGCGGGCTTAGGCAACGGCGCACTGGATCGCACTATGGCGATGTTTGAAGCCGTACAGCGTCGAGCTGGCGAAGACGCCCGCTCGGTTGCGGCCTCTCTGCTGGCGGGCTGGGTTGAGGACGGCGAAGCCGATGCTGACAGCTTTGAAGCGCTGGCACTGGTGCTGGCCGGACTGGATTCGCTGTCTGAAGACGACGATCTGGATGACGCGCAGGTTGATGCCTTTAACGCCGCGCTCGGCGAGCTGGCAAATGCCGCTGTTGCGATGGGTGCAGATCAGGATGACGTCACCAGCATGATCGATGACGACGATGACAGCGCCGCTGAGAGCGTTTACGAGGCGCTTTCCGGCCTGACTGAAGACGATGAAGCGATCGCAGATTACACCGTGGCTGGCGGTGAAGGCGGCGAAGCCATGCTTGAGTCGTCCACCTTCAAAGCCGTGCGCGATGGCGTGTTAACACTGATTCGCAAGCGTCCGAAGAAGCGCCGCATGACCTCGCTCCAGAAGCAGGCGCTGAAAAAGGCCCGTACTAAGGCGCACAGCTCGATGGCGAATGCGCACCGTAAAAAATCACTGAAACTGCGCAAAAAACGCGGCCTGTAGGGGATAGCAGCCGGGTGATCCCGGCTGCAATGAGGATAGCGCGATGATCTGCGGTGCAATCATGCCAGATGGGGTCAGCCCCTTCCTGAAAATCTATATCACGTCAGAAACGGCGATGGTTGTGGGCTACATCGGGGAAGGCTCAACCGCCAGCATTGAATCCATGTGGGAATCTCCGTTTGCCAATGACTCGCTGGGCGGCGTCGCCGGTGCAGTGAGTGCTGCTGGCGGCAAGCTGGCGGGTGGCGTGCAGGCCGCAAGCGGCAATACGTCGAAGTCGGAATTTAACTCCCTGCTTATCTGGGAAGGTCAGCAGCCGCCTGAGTTCAGCATCGTTGTAGACCTGATGGCTACCACGAACGCAAAGGTGGAAGTCATGGACGCAATCATGACGTTGCAGCAGATGGCCTCGCCTGAACTGAATGCCGCCATGCCGGGTGGCCGCCGTCCTCTCCCCGTGATCATGGACGTTGGTCGTCGCCTGAAGCTGATGGATGTGGTGATCCGTAGCGTCGGCTATCAGCTGGACGCGCCACGCACAGCTGACGGGCATTACACCCACAACACCGTCACGCTCCAGTGCTCCGGCCTGAGCGTCCAGAACCAGTCTGATATTCCATATATGTTTATCTGAGGAACACATTATGTCCGGATTTTCCAATACGAAAGCCGACACGGCTTTTCTGAAAAAACGCTTTAACCAGAACCTTGCAGCGGGTGAAAAACTTATCGGCTCTGAGTACTGGGTGACTGTTAAAGGCTACCCAAACCTGTCGATTCTGGTCCGTACCACACAGTTGCCGGAAATGGCCCGTGAGGATGTGGAAGACGTGGCACCAGGTGGCATGAAGTTTAACCAGCATGGCACCCTTAAAAACTCTGGTGAGTTCCAGATGACCTGTGTTGAGACCATCAAAGGCGACGTATTTGCAGCGGTCCGCCAGATGGTCCTTAACAAGGAATACGTTGATATCACCTTTGCTGCAGCAGCAGAGTCTAACGGCGGTGACAGCGCTGGCCTGACACGCAGCTACCTGCACTGCAAGGTGTACTCGGATTCTGTGGACTTTGGCTCTGAAGACACCACTGCTGCCGTTAAGCTGCCGCTGCGCGTTGTCTACAACTGGGCTGAATAACCATGACGCCGGTCGAACTGCTTGAGGCCGTAAAAGCGCGCTTCACGACGCTGCTGGTGGATGAAGAGGCGCTGTTAACCAGCCTTCTCCGCCAGGCACTCGGCGTCTATCAGGATCGGGCCGGTGTACCAGGCCGTAAACGCATTGAGAAATCGGGGGGCGCAAGCCTCCCTTTTCCGTCTGATTACCTGTCACTGGTAAACGTGAACGATTTCAATGGTGCGCTGGTATATGCCGATCCCTATGAATCAACCATTGAGCTTGAGCTGACTGGCCGCGAGAAATGGCCGTTTACCCTGCTCTACTTCCGCAATATTCGTGACTGCGATTACAAAGAGACACAGCTACCGCCAGACATTACCGGGCTGATCGAAGACTACCTGGAAATGCTAATCGCTATTCCGAATGTTGAGCGCCTGCGCCGCCTGCATATCGCCGGTAAGTTTGACGCATCGTTTCTGCCAGACGAGGCCACGCTTCACCAGCGTAAAGCCGATCTGGAAATGCAGATCGCCGCTACTCGCGCAATCATCCCCGCAATGAGCACCTGGTAAGGGGGCGCTATGAGCTTTTTTAACGGTCTGGCCGGGAACATTAAAGGTTTTGCCTCCAGTACGGCCAAGCAGGCCGGTAGTAACCTGATCTCCAACATCCTCTCCCGTGCATCTGCCACCATGAGCGGCGGTAGCGGTGCATCGTATGCCGGTCTGCCGCCTGAGCTGGCCAACGCTAAAACAATACTGGAAATGGCTATGCGCATCCGTTACGCGCAGGGCTGGCAGTGGAACATTGAGATAGACGGTTTCTTCCGCGTGGATATGTACGTGAAAGATATCACCTACAGCACAGGCAACGTTGAGACCGAAAGCAAGCTGATTGGCGGTACTGAGTTTGTGAAGCCCACGCATGTTACGGCGGGCTCTGTCTCGATGACTGTCCGTGACAATGAGGATGGCGAAATCCTCCAGAAGTTTAAGGAGCGCCGTGCACGTATCTCCAACGGAGATGGCACGTTTAACCTCCCACCAGCGTATCTGCTTAACGTCCGGATCTACCGCGTCTCACAGGATGGCCGCACCTCGCTTGAAGAGGAAATGAAAGGCTTTATCACCACGATCGGCGAGATCTCCCGCGCCCGTGATGCCGTGGGCGAGTTTGCCACTATTCCAGTGACATTCGTGAAGTACACCAGCGCCGGAAGCCTCGCAAACGGATTGCTGAAAGGAGTAACCGGGGGAATTACAAACCAGGTTCAATCGTCTGCATCAAACCTCATTAAATTCTGAAGGACAACACAGTGATCATTCCTCCACTGCCGCTGGCGTCGCGCCCTGCTACTGAAATTATCTTCCGACAGCCGGTGATCAAAGATGCCCTGAAATACTGCTCTCCCGATGTGTTAGGTGACGAGCGGCGCGTTACGGAATACCTGAATGCATTACAGGAAGGTCCGATTAATGACAGCCGCGACTGGACCGCACAGGAACGCCGCACAGCGCTGTGGTGGATCATGATTAACAGCCGTGCTGACAACATGGAGGCGTTTCACTACAGCTGCGAGCACTGCAAGGAACTGCACACCTATGACTTCGATCTGAGCGAACTGGCGGAGACCGTAGAGCTGCTGACCATAGCACCCTATGAGCGCGTGAATGTCCCTGTAAATGGCGTACCAACTGAGTGGACGCTCAAGCCGCTGACCGGGCGCGGGCAGGAAATGCTGGAGCGTATGCGCGCCGGTCTGCCTGATGCTGACGCGCCGGATTATGAAGCCGCCATTATGCGCATGCGCATTGCGGAGTTCGCGCTTTGTACTGCGCTCGATGACGATCCGCAAGACTACGAAGAGGCCGCAAATCGCCGCTTCGACATTCTGGAAGGCATGGTTCCCGATCTCGAGTTCGCGCCGCTGGTGGCACACATTCAGCTGATGCAGCGCAACCTGCGCCACGGCCTGCTGATGCAAATCACACAGGGCGAAGTCCAGCTTCTGCTCCCGCCGTGTGCCTGTGGAAAGGAGGGCATGCAGAAGAACACGACTCAACTGTATATCCCATTTCGCTCTGGATTTTTTGTTCCACGATTTTCACCTCAGTGGATGGTTAACCATCATTGACAACCTGACGCTGACTGCACGTCAGCCCGTTGGTGACGTTGATGCACTACCGCTTTGGCGCGCTATTCAGATGAACAACACGCTCACAGAACAACTGAAACAGAGCAGAAGCAGATCTCAATGAATAATTTTAAAGAATTAGACAAGATTATTGGTGTTATCGAGCATGCCAGCCGCGACCAGCTTAAAGAAATGGCTTTAATCCGGCAGGAAATTGCAAAGTTACGCCCTTCTCACCCTGAAAATGAGCGTGGGGATCATTCAGGAATTCGTGTAACAAGATCGCTTACAGGAAGGGGTTATTCAGCTGGTAAAGAAACTAAAACCTCAAAAAAAGACGTATCAAAAGAAACTAATAATGAAAAAAATGAAGAAAAATTACCGTCAGAAAAAAATAACCGTTTAAGCGTCACAAAAAAGCACGCGAAAGATGAAAAAAAACATTCTGAAAGTAATGAAGTTAGCAATGCAGTCTCTTTGAAGCGCTGGAGGCAGTCTAAAGGATTAGAAAAAGAAGATAAATTACCTTCTAAAGGTAATAAAAAAGAAATCTTAGGCGTATCGGGTGGCGTTACAAACGTCAGAAATAAACACTCTCAACGTCAGTTAAAAACTGGTTCTGATAGAGACTCTGACACCACGGCAACAGTTGGTAATACGCCTGGGCGTGATGCCGGTGGCCGCTTTAAATCACGCACAGATTCTGCCGCTGCGTCTGCTGTAACGCAGGATAAAAATGCGCGCCGCGCTGAGCAAAAGCAGCAGCAGGGATTTTTCCGATCGCTGAGTAGCATGCTGGAATCTGCCACCGAATCAAACAGCGATGGAATGTCTTCAGGCGCAGACATTGCTGGCACGGCTGCTGGTGGTCCGCTATGGATGATGGGTAAAGGCATGTACGACATTTCTGCCGAAGTTGGAAAGAATGTCGTGACGCTGAAAAACTTCATGCAGGGCAAAACCGAAGGTAACGCCGCGCTGAAAATGGAGCCGCCGTTAACGCATCCACCTGTAACAACCGAGGCCAGAACGCCACCAGTTATCGGTAAGCCAAAATCAGCTGACGGCTTTAAAAACGCTCAACAGGCTAAGGCTATTCAGGTAACGCAGGAACAGACCAAAGTTATCGCCGCCAATGACGATCGCATTGTGGATGCCCTGGACGATGTGCGCGAGGAAGTCAAAAAGCTGTCCCATGCGTCGCGCAAGGATGGCGCGGGGCTGCTGGATTCGCTGATCCCCGGCAGGCGTAAACGCCGCGGCCGTAAACGCGGTGCGCTGTCAGCTGCAGCTGATGTTGCTGACGCAGCTGGTGATCTGCTGCCGGACGGTAAAGGCAAGCCCGATGCCTCTAAACCCAAACCTAAGCCGAAAAAGAAAAGCCTGCTGTCGAAAGCGCTGAGTGTGCTCAAGGGTGGCAAAAAAGCGGCAACGATTGGCGGCGTAGCAGCCACGACAACTGCAGCTGCTGCAACACTTGCAGCTGGTGGCCTGGCGGGCGGTGAATCGGCAAAGGCGGGTGAGAAAGCCACGCAGGCCGCAGCGGAAAAAACTACTGAAAAGGGCGGTTTAAAAGTCGCAGAGAATACCGCAGGCAAAACGGGTCTCAAAGTAGCTGAGGAAACTACTGAAGCAGAAGCAGATAAGACCGCAGAAAAAGGCGGACTAAAGGTGGCCGGTAAAGTTGCCGGTAAAACTGCCCTTAAAGCGATTCCGCTGGTCGGGACCGTAATCGGCGCTGGCATGGACGCATACGAGGGGTACAACGACACGGAGGGGCAGCAGAAAGCCTTTGGCCTTAAAGAAGGCGATTCGGTCAGTGGCAGACAGAAAAGTGAGTACACAGCAGCAAACGTGCTGAACATGGGTGGACTGGTCTCTGGTGCGTCCGGCCTGCTGGCGTCAGGTGCGTCTGCACTGGGTATGGACGGGGTAGCAAAATCACTGATGTTTGATACCGGCGACATTGCGAAAGGGCTGGATTCCGGGCTGAGTAAAGCGGGCGACATGTTCAGCGCCTTCTCAACCAGCGCGTCAGGCGTATATGACAAGCTGACTGGCACCAGCGCGGAGCAGACGAAAGCGATCACCGATGGCACCACTAAAACCGTCACGGCTATAAACCGCCTCGGTACACAGTTGCAGGGTGGCGAGTGGGGCGAGGACGGCGTTGGTACGCAGGGTAAAAGCTCCGCTGACTATGCCGACGTTGCGCAGAACAGCATTGGCGCTGATCTCAATATTGGTGGTGCTAATGCGAAGGTCCGATCCTTCCGTAACAACAACTTTGGCAACCTGAACTATGTGGGACAGGAGGGCGCAAGCCTGGAGGCCAAAAACGGTAAAGGTGAGGCCCGGTTTGCCAGGTTCAATACGCCAGAGGAAGGATTCAGGGCGCTGGCTAACCAGCTGACAAGCTACTCAGAAGGAACGTCTAAAGCAGCAGGTTACAAGAAGCTGAATACCGTACAGGACATTATCAAGCTGTATGCGCCTGAAAGTGAAAACGACACGTCACAATATGTGGATTCACTCTCGAAAAAGCTGGGCGTGCGTGGTGATGAACAGCTGAATCTTAAAGATCCCAAAGTCATGACGCAGATGATGCGAGGTATTGCCACCATTGAGGGCGGCAATCCGCAGGTCACTAACGATTTCATGACAAACGCCATTGGCCACAATGAAAATGGTAAGTGGGTCGGCGGGAAATTCAGTGATGAATCCCTTAAGTCGGTAAATGAAGCGCGTGCGAAGCAGGGGCAGGCGCCCATAGCGGCGGATTCGCTCTATTCAGCTGGCGATAAGGTGAAGCTGACGGCTGGCGCAGTGGCACCTGCCGCCGCACCGGCAGCTGTTCCCGTACCTGTTACGGCACCAGCAGCAGCCCCCGCACCAGTGCCAGCAGCGGCCCAGGCAGCGCCTACGGTCTCGCAGGTTGCTGCAGCAAAAGAGGCCGGTAAGGATAAGCCGGCCAGCAGCGCGGCTGACAAAATCAAACACGCTGGAGCAGGCGCTTGGGGGCAGGTTAAAGCGCTTAACGAGTGGGCTGACGGGAAAGTGAAGGGCGCGACTGAATCAATGGGCGTGGCCGGTATGTCGCGCAAGCGTCCCACCAGCGGCTTGTCCCTTCCTGGCGGCCAATCACTTCCGGCAGGCCTACAGCTGGCCGCGCTGGCACCTGACCAGATAGCCAGCCGTTCCCGTCCCGCCGCTGTATCTCATGTCTCAACCGGCAACGTGCGCGCACGTCCCGGATCAGCCACGTCTGACACGCCTATCACTGTGGCCAGCACACAGGCACCAGCCGCACCAGCAGAAGGCAACGGGCTGTTTGATCGCATGCTGGGCGGGGCTATGGACGGCGCTAAAGCGGTCAGTGCTTCAATCATGCCCGCAGTCGGTGACACGCTCAGTCAGACGCTGGGAGGCTTCAGCGGCAACGACATGGTAAGCAGCGTACTGGACCAGGCAGGCATTACCGATCCGGGCGTGCTCCGCGCCATATCTCCACTGACAAGTAAGGCTGGCGGCTGGCTCGACAGTGGCACTGAGTCGCTGGCCAGCGCCGGTAAGTCATACCTGAGTGGCGGCAGTGCGGCGCAGACACGGCCAGCACAGCAGCCTCTTCTTAATCACCCGGCACAGATCCAGAACGTAACGGATCTTCCTCGCAGCGGCATGCGCCCGATGATGAGCGGCGACACCAGCAATCACGATCAGGACATGCTTAAAGAGCTGAAAGGTATGCGTACCCAGTTGGAGGCACTGCTGGGCGTTACGAAGAAAAAGAGCGATACGGCACCGGACAAAGTGGTTAACACAGCGCAACCGGCACCCCGCACCTCATCAACGCTGAGCATCAACGATGCGGCGCTCAACGAACTACTGCAGGACTAACGCATGCAAAACGAAATTGACTGCCTGATGCGCGTGGATCAGGGCGGCGTGGTGGTGAAAGCCGGAGAGTCAGATGCATGGCTTGCCCGGCTTGAGGAATGGCTTAGAACGCCACAGGGCAGCGTTTACGGCCTGCCGGGATGGGGTAACACCATGCAGGACTTCAAACATGAGCCGGTCGGTTCTGAAACCGGCCACTTAACAGAGGTTGCAGTGGAGGCTGCGCTTATCAGGAAGCTGCGTATCGATCTGCCTGGGCTGGGTCTGCGTGCTATCCGCTGCGCGCCAGAAAACGTTGATACCTGGCAAATCACATTCATTACATCAAACGGTCCGCTGACCGTATCCATGAACAAAAGTTAATCGGAGTAAATTGTGAGTATTCAGGAGTTACTGGAAAATTTTAACGGAAAGCTGCAGGCCAACAGCTGGTGGAGAAAGTTTACCAACAGCCAGTTCATTCAGATGATGGCCGTGTTTGGTGCACAGATTATCTATGCCGCACAGACTACCGCTGAGCGCGGCCTGACGGAGGGGTTTATCTCCACCGCAACGAAGCGCTCAAGCATTCTGGCCGCAGCCGAGGACCGCAATTACCTCGGTCACTTAATCACGCCGTCGTGGGGCAGTGTGAAGATCACCAACAAAACGGATGAAGTCATTCAGTTGCCGATCTACGCGGAGTTTCTGTCGAATGCACAGTTGCCTTACGTCACAACCGATGTGGTGATCATCCCCGCTGGCCGCAGCGTCGTCGTTAACGACGTCCGCCAGATGGAACACGTCAACGTATCCTCTGCAATCGACGCCGAAGCGCCGTTTTACACGGTTATGCTGCCGCGTGATATTACGGAGGAAACGGTCTCGATGGACGTATTTGTGACGGAAAACGAGAACAAATCGCTGTGGGAAAATAACCCGCTGTTTCGTCTATCCCGTGGCACCAGCCAGCATTACGTGCTGGTTTACAAACCCTCTGAGCAGCTGGGCGTGCGCTTTGGTGACGGTGCGATCGGGAAGATGCCGAAGACCGGCAGTAAGGTTGATCTGGATGTGTGGTGCAGCCGGGGCGACACCACGCTGACGCAGGGCCAGAAGCTGACGCCAGCGGGCAACATTGCCGACTTGAACAGCAAGATAGAAGTCGTGACCACGACGCCAATCACGGGCGGAAGTGGCTTTGAAAGCACTGAGGAAACGCGCAACCGGGCGCAGTACTACGTGGCCTATGATGAGCAGGTAGTGTGGGGCGGTGACTACAAGTACTTCCTGAATCGTGCTGTACCGGGTATGTCGTGGATCAGTGCCTGGGGTGAGCAGGAGCAGGAGCTATCCACCGGCATTAAGTCACTGAGCAATATCAACACGATTTTCTTCTGCGGTCATAAGCCAGGGTACACGCAGGCTGAGCTTGAAACCATGCTCATGACAGCCGTCACGTCTATTCCGAATGAGATCAATAAGAAGTTCCGCTACGTCCGGACACAGGAAGAGCCATTCACGATCTCACTGACCGCGCTGGCCAAGAAGAACGTCATTCTGTCAGACGCTAAAAAAGCCGTTCAGGAAGCGCTTGAGGCCCGGTTTGGACGGGATGCAACAACGTTTGGCGACAGCGATCAGAATGGCGTTGCTGCCGGTAAGCACTTCTCACAGGTGCAGGTGAAAGACCTCTGGCGCGTTATCGAAGAGCTGAACCTGTTTATCTCCTATGAGCTGACCCCGCACGATATGAAAACGGCCCTGCAGCTGAATGATTTTATCTATCTCGATGTGGCTAACTCCACGTTTGATATTAACTACCTGTAAGGCACGGCCATGATCAGAAACTGGGTAAAAGACCGTCTTACAAAGGAAAAGCAAGGCTCTGAGTTATGGTCGGGCTTTGCTAACACGCTTCAGGGCATTTTTGAGGAAACGGTAGAGCCGATTCTGGAACGTATTACCAACCGCAAAAGTTATTACACGATGGACAAGGACGATCTGACGCTGCGCATGAGCGAATACGGCCGTTTCTTCATTGTTGCGGAGACCACGGATACCAGCAGGCCCATACTGCTGGCACAGCGCCTGGACGAAGTGCATTTTAAAGGCACCGATAAGCCGATCACCTCTACATTCTGGCGCGAGTTCGATAACCTGCCGGTCAGCTGGCAGGAGTTGTATGCGCCGGTAGATCAGGATCTGGCCCCCTATGGCACCTTCTTCACCACAAAAGAAGGCCTGGCGATTGCTGAAGCAAAATATGGCGAGTTCTTCCTGACGTCACGTGCGCAAATCTCGGTAGCGCTGAATGAGCTTTATGAGCGTTATGGTTATCTGGAGCAGGGTGAAGCTGTTCAGAAGCTGCTAACGCAATTTGACCGTATCATTGCTCCGCTGCTGCCGCTTCACATCGTGTTTGACGGTGTAGCGCTATTCATCTCGTTTGAGATGAGCGCAGACGCTGAAAACATCACGCTTATCAGCGCCGGTATCGACTATCAGGCCAAATTGTCTTACGCCGATCTCCAGTCGGAGATCAAAAACCTGCACATGGCCACACAGCAGCAGTTCGATATTCCCACCGTGCCGTTACGTCAGGTTAAGCGCTGCGAACGCTACGATATGTTTGCCGCAGACGCCTGGACTAATGACTACCTCGCAAGGCCTGACGCCGCGCCAGCGCCCATTGATATTGCCAGCGCTGCCAGTGACAGCCGCGCCCGGTTATTCACGGACGGTGGCGTGCAATACGTTGGTATCCAGAAGGGCAACAGCCAGGGCGTCACAGCCACCAGCACGGACGGCAGTAGCGTGACAATGGCGTTTCCCTTTGACGGCATGCCGGAGTTTGTTCTGGCTCTGCCCGACGACGGCAGCGGCAACAGCACGATCGCGACGCTTTTTTATGAGCAATTTGTCGCGTAGTTGACCATCGGATTTTACGAACTCCATACCCTCTGGCCTCTTAACTCTGAGAGGCTTTTTTTATGGCTGATACTATCTCTGTCAGCAGCAAGCTGTTTAAAGCGAAGCTGCTGGATTACTACTACATCCGTCGCGCTGAATCCTCCATCGGCAAGGGTTCCCGCTTCCAGATGGTGAAAGCCTACTGGGGCAAGTCAACGCTCGTCAGCAGTAACGCCGCTGGCGGCTGGAACATCGCGGATATTCCCTCCACGTTCAGCAACGACAACCTGACCGGTAAATTCACTGAAACGCCTCTGGTTCTTACCAGCACCGGCGCGGATATCTCGATCACCATTCAGCTGGATGAAGCCATTCTTCCGGAAGGCAAAGCCTATGATCTCAATACGCTTACGCTGGTGGACGCTGACGGCAACGCCTTTGCCGTGCTGTGCCTGCAGCAGGACACCGTATTCCGTGGTAAGGCCTACCGTCTTATCGTCACCATCGAACAGAAAACGGCGTAGCGCACATGAGCAGTAATGAAATTACCGATATCGGCGTTATGGCGGGGAAAGCGTATGGCACCGCGCCGCTATCAGCGGATATGCAGTACCTGGAGACCTACACCAGTTCCGCTTTAAACCGCAAGCTAAAGGGCATTGTGCGATCCGGATTTTACCTGGGGTTTGCGCCGGTTGCCGGTTCCGGGCTGAATATCGTCGTTACCTCAAAAGGGGCTGAAGGCGGTCAGGGCGCGGCCTCAATCGACGTAAACGCACATCAGATCACCGTGCAGCATCTGGCCGATCTGACGTTGCCGGTCATGGCGGGCAAAACTACCCGTATCGTGCTGGAAGCAAACTATAAGCTGGGCGTGAAGACAGATCAGGTAGATATCACCTCCACAGTTGAGGCCGCACGCGTCTTTGCGCAGGATATCTCAGTTGCGCTGACGCCGAACCAGCTGGAGCTTTGCCGCGTACTTGTGCCAACCGGCACCACGCAGGTTACGCAGGCGATGATCGTCACCAACTACCGTATCAACCGGCAGGTCGGTATCACGCTGGATTCGATTTACACCAGCGACGATGAGCTGATTGCGGCTAACCTTAAGGGGCTAAAAATCCTTAAAGGCATGATCGATAACAACATGGTCATTGCCAATAACGGCTCGGATATTCACGACAAAGCGATGTTCCGTAAAAACATCGAGCTGGATCAGCTGGTCAATGAGAAGCAGCTGGTCGCCAGTGAGAATCTAGCTGATCTGCCAGACGTGCCAGAGGCGCGGGAAAATCTCGGTCTCGGTACCGCCGCGCAGGCGGATCAGCAGAAAAACCCGCTGGATATGACGGCGGGTGCGCTGATGGCCGTGGGCGCATTTGGCCTGGGAGCGCCGTCGCTGGTACTGGACAGCAAAATCACCTTACTGGCTGACGTGTCTGTGACTGAGCAAAATGCCTTCTGGACACTGAGCGGCACCTTCAGTGACGGCCCGATTGATCTTGGCAAAACCATGCAGACGCTGCGTGGCCAGCTATTCAACATGCGACGGAAATATGATGCCGACGCGTCACTGCTGCAGCTGCTGGCGGCGCAGGGTGGCGTAATGTATCTGCGTGTGGCCGCTAAGGTTTCAGGCGACTGGGTGTGGTCCGGGCTGACAGTGGGTTCAGACCAAAACGGCTGGCGCAAGGTGATGGACAGCGCCAGCATGACACTGGCCGATCTGGTAAAGGCGGGCGCGGCAGCGGCAGGTGATAACAACGATATTACCAGTACCAGCAAGCTGACCAATATCAACACGCCGAAGCTGACGGTTTCAAAAAATCTCGACGTCGGTTCTCAAATCAGCGCCGGTTTCCGTATTGGTGTGATCCGGTCTGAGCCGTCAGTGCCTTCCATGACGTTTTTGCGGACCGATCAGCTGGATGATAAGCCTCCCGCATACGAAACAGACGTAATGCAGATTGTAGGCCGCGTGGCGGCAGTTAGTGGTGATGCCTGGAGCGGCAGGATTCTCGGTGGCATAACAACTACAAACATGCCGCATGGCGGCGGTAAAATTTCGATTGATGCGCGTGCATCAACAGGCGTTATTACGACGCGTCTGGTTCTCAACAGTGGAGATGGCTTAACCACGCTGCAGGGTGCTGGCGGGCTGACTATTACCGGTGGCGGCGGTCTGTCGTCTGATGGCGCGGCCCTGTTTACCGCTGACACTATTGCGCTGCAACTGAAGCCTAAAACTAAAGACAAAGCCTACTACCTGCGCGGGCGAAAGGCTGACAATACGCTGCACTGGTATATGGGCCAGTCTACGGACAACACCGATACCGTTACCTGGGGCAACTCTGTTACAAGTACGTGGCTTACCCTGGCGGGCGATGGCACTGCCGAAACCAACGTTTCGACAATGAACCTCCGCAATAATGCCACGGTCGGCGGCAACCTTACGGTAAACAGAGGCGCTGACTTTACCGGCCCGGTAAACGTGCTGGCGAAGGGGGCAACAGCGGTAGGCGATCTGACCAATGCCGCGCTGGTGGTAACGGGCAGCAGCAGTGATGGTACTCAGGGGATCACGGTTAACAGCTTTGCGCCTACAGTCACTTTCATCGATCGTGACGCAGAAGCAGCTGGCTTTCGCCTGAGAGGCGAGGGCAGTAGCCTGCGTCTCGATGTGGATAACCGGAATAATGGCGTAACGTGGAACCAGAATATCGCGCTCTTCAGCGATAAAGGACATCTGGCACTTGGCGGTAGCAGTGACAGCACCGGACGCATGCTGACGATTGGAAGCACAGCACCGGGCAAAGGTAATCTGACTGGAACGACTCAGATTGCTGCAATGGCTTATACCAATCTCGGTGCAGACGCGACAGTCCGTGGCATTGGTTTTGGTGTGGAAATGTCAGTAGGTGACGGAAGCAGTGGACAAAACTTGCCTGAAGTTGTCGAGTTCTGGGGTAACAGCACTGTTGTTAACGCCAACGCCACTGTAGGTCTAATGTCGTCTTTCCGCGTGTTTGACAAAGCCAATCTTAGCATTAAAGCGGCCTATGCATTTGAAGGGATGATGACGCAACGCGCAGGATTAAATCGGTGGAACCTGTATATGCAGGGAACGGCACCAAACTATCTGCGCGGTCAGACAATTATAGGCGGAGTGGATACTGCCCCTCCAGCCAGTTATATCGCGTTGTCGGTAAAAGGCGGACTGGAAGTAAGCGATTTATTTAGGTCTTTCAACGCTGCGGAGTTCAGAGGCCAGGTAAGCCTAATTTCAGCAACTCCGTATATCGACTTCAATTCATCAACTGCACAGATGAATGACTACGACGCCCGTATTCTGGTCGATACGACTAATGCGACTGCTTCGGGGCAGGCAACAATGAATATTGTTGCCGGTCATCTCAATATCAATGCAGCGTCGCATTTAGTTGGGTCACTTGTTGTTGATAAAGACGCGCACTTTGAGACTGACACTTTTATCCGAGGCCGACTTTTTACAGCAACACATATGAGCATCGGAAATATCGGAACAGGCGTTTTTGCTGACGATCACGGTTCCATAAATATTGGCGACGCCGATACAGGTTTATTATGTCCTGATGATGGAACTATGGATGTTTATACAAACAATGTTAAAACGGCCCGTTTTACCACGAACAAACTTTATGTATACGGAAAAGTAGTTCAAGAAGACCCGGATTTACGCATTCGTCCGACTGGTGGCAAAGGCATCGGAATGCTGCACCGGTTTGATGGCTCAAATTATTACATGCTGGTCACAAACCAGAATGATCCGGATGGGGCATTTAATACTCTAAGGCCGTTCAGCTTTAATGGCATCAATGGCGACGTCCTTATGAACCACAATGTCAATGTAGGTGGTAACTTCTCAGCAAATGGAAATATTAATGCTGGTGGCGACGTTGTTGGTGGACACTTTTCAGCACGTGGGAATGTCAGTGCTGCTGGCAATCTTTTTGCCGGTAATGTGGTGTATTCCGGTAATGGTCAGTCGGTCATGCATGCGGATGGCAATATCTATGGCCCGGTCTGGGGAGGATTCATCAATAACTACATCGCAGCACGATATGTTAGTGCCGTCAGATTTGCCGGTTTTAAACAAGCATCAACCTGGAACGGCCCCGGTATTACTGAAGAGAGCGGCTACGTTATAACGTCTGCCAGGAACGACAACCAGGACCAATATATCGACGTCGTGACGGCGCGTTGTGTTCAGTACTGTATTAACGGTGGCTGGTATACAGCAGGCTTTGCGTAAGGATGAACATGTTAAATTTTGGACCATTTAAAAAATATACACCGGATGTGCCGGTCGTTACTGAATCTTCCACTGATGAAGAAAAAGTTGAGGCCGCCAGACTACAGTCGCTCAATAACATGAATATCATTTTCGTCCGTTGCAAAAGCGGTCAGGACTGGTATGAATCGCAAAAACTGTATTCACCAGACACGATGAAAATTGTGTACGACGAAGCAGGTCGGGTAGTCAGCTTTGACACGGATGCTTCAAAACTGTGGCCGATCAACTGCTGGGTGGCAGAGGTGGCCGCTTCGGATATTCCAGACGGCATGGATAGATTAGGCGGATGGGTTTACCGTAATGGCAAAGTGGAGGCTTATAAACACTCTGCCGCAGAGCTGCAGGAAATGGCTGAGCGCACCAGAAGTTCACTGCTGGCAAAAGCGCGGGCCTTTATCAGTGACTGGCAGGCGGAGCTGGCGCTTGGCATCCTTCCGGATAACGACAAGTTGCAGCTGGTGGAGTGGATGGCCTACATCCGGCAGCTGAAAGAGACCGATATCGGCAACGTGCCGGAATCTGCCTGGCCTGCGCCACCAGCAGCAATCTAATCTCCCTCAAAACAGCGCCTCCAGGCGCTGTTTTTCTTTACCTCTCTAAATTACAGACTCCGTACCCTCACGCCACCTGATTACCAGGTGCTAAGGGGGGTATGTGACCGATGTAGAAAAAATGCTCGCGGTTTCGCTTCTCCTGTCTTTGCTAAGCGGCACAGGCGTATTCCTGCTGGGAGTGCGCGAATACCGGATCAAACCAAACGTATTCAATTTCACCACCGAGCTGGTGCTGGCGCTGATTACCGGACTGACGGCTTATTTTTTTGCGCGACAGCAAGGACTGGACGAAATCGTGATTTATCTCGCCGTGTTAGTTGCAAGCAACAACTGGCGTGAACTCTCAACTGTATTTAAAGAACGACTCATTGCGGCAATAAACGGCGTATTTGGGTCAAAAGGAGGCTCCGGCCAATGATTGATTACCAGAATCTGTTTATTACAGCGATGGCGGCGGCGATGGTATTTGATCGCTGCGCGATTGCCCGTAAAAAAGTGGCATTACTGAGTTGCGGTGTAGCTGTGGTACGTGACAACGCTCTGGCGTTCCCGGTCCGCTTTAATATTGCCTGCGCGGGTAAACTAGCGGGGGCAAAAATCGAGTACTGGCTGCGCGACAGTAACGATCCGACAGTGGTTATCTCCGGCAAGCAGCGCACGCTGGACCTCTCGCCTAAAGGTGTGAGTGAAGAGTTTCTGCTGATCGATACGCGTTATCTGGAGCCAGGTGAATGGTATCTGACAGTGCGTGTCACGCACGGTAACAGCCGTCTTAACCCTCTTTACCGTATTTTCCCGTTGCAGGATACCGTCACCAGAACCTATCAGCTGAGTAAGTCAGAGCAGGGGGAATACTGTGTCGAATCCTAAGACCTATGTCCTGCTGAGCTTTGACGAGCTCAACGAGAAGGGCCTGGCGAAGCTGAAAAAGGCGATCGCCACCAGCGGCTTTGAGGTAGCCAAAATCACCGCCGCCGGCGCAGCCCGTAAAAAGGATGGTGTACCCACTAAAACCTTCAGCCTCACCGGTATGGATGAGCAGGTCATGACCGTGCAGGTCAACGATAGCGGCGACATTTCCGGCCTGAAGCTGAACGGGAAAAACGTGCCATTTACCCACGTCACCACAATCCCCGATCTCGGCCGCCAGCTGGCCGCGCTGTTTAAGAAAGGCTCGACGGCATTTCAGAAGGCGCTGGCGCGCAAGATGGCACGTGTCGCCGCCAGCAAGGACGACACACCGCAGCCAAAACGCGGCGTGAAATCGTCAGTTCAGCTGCTGGCCGAAGTGCGCCAGCAGCGTGACGCCTATAAAGCGGGTATCGCAGACACCCAGGCGAAGGCTGACCAGCTGACGCGGGATGCCGATGCGGCACAGAAAAACGCGGACAGCTTACAGACCGAGCTTAATCAGGAGCAGGCGATCACCCGCCAGCTGAAAGAGCAGATCGCCCAACTGGAAGAGGCAGCATGATGAATGAGATTTTAAGCAACCGTATGGTGCTGGACCTCCAGAGCCGCACACCGGGCGCAGTGCTGGCGCAGGCGGTTTATGACGGCCTGATGACCGGCAGCAGCGCGGATATGATGCTGGAAAGCGCCACTATCGACGATATAGATCACACCTACCTGGGAAATGAAAGTCTGGTGCCGGGTGCGATGTTTGAGGCGATCAGCACTGAGCGCATGCGTCTGGCGCAGACCATGCGTGCCTTTGTGAAAGCGTTAAACCGTGGCCTGAACGGGACCAATATTAGCGCCGGTACTGACGATGCCGGCGCTGATACTACCGGGCAAAAAACCGTGGGCGGCGCGGTGATTGGTAAGGTTCGCCGTGTGGCCAGCATACCGGTTATGAGTGCGCTGATTCCATTATCAGACGGGCAGAGCGTGTCGCTGGTGTTCCACTCTCCGACCGCTGACAACGGCAAGATCCGCAATCAGGATACGCTGGTGGCGTTTCAGTTCCTGATCAATAAGCGCGACGTGACACACATTGTGGCCCCCATCAGTGGACGGGATGTGTCGCTGCAGCAGGTCACTCAGGCGCTTTCCAACCTGATTGAGAAGAATAGCGGCAAGTTCACAAAGCAGAAGGATGCACAGACGAAGTTACGCGCAGAAGTGGAAACCACACAGGCCGAAACGGACAAGCTGGCAGATCAGCAGTCTGCACTGCTGGAAGTGGTGGATACACAGACCGCACGCGTGCAGATGCAGCAGGATAATGAGCAGACGCTGCGCGGCAAAGTCGCAGCCCAGCGCCAGATCAATGCCGACCTTACCGGCCAGCTGGCGGCGTTGCAGCAAGCGAAAGCCAGTGAGCCTGAAAACACGGACACTTTCAGCGACCGCACTATCCAGGTTAAAGCGCGGCTGAACATGGACGGGCAGGCGACTCTGAGCAATGGCGCGACCGTCCGCTATCACAGCTATGACCCGGACGGCGAGCTCGAAGGCAAGGTGATCATCACCGAAGCGGACGGGACCACGTTTGAAATGCCGTCCAAATCCAGCCAGGGCGGGGATATGGGTAAAGCGGCTACCAAACTGCTGAAGGCCTACCGCGCCGGCGCGGCGGATAAATACCGTGTCAGTGCTGAGCCAGTTTTGACGCAGGAGCCACAACCTGAACCGGCGCCGCAACCAGAACCACAGCCAGAGCCGCAATCAGAACCACAGCCAGAGCCACAACCAGAGCCGCAATCAGAACCACAGCCAGAGCCACAACCAGAGCCGCAATCAGAACCACAGCCAGAGCCACAACCTGTCACACCCGCAGCCGTCTGGCGCTATGCGCTGGTAAACCGGCCAGTGGGTATCGGCGCGGTACCGCCTGAATATGCTTCCGTTGCAGACCAGCCAGCAGAAGGCCTGCCATACAGCGGCGTTGCGCGTAACGGCATTATTTCCTACGACCGTCCGCTTACTGACAAAGAGATTGCTGACTTTGAGCTGAAGCTGATCCCTACGCATGCGGATCTCGATGCGCTGGCCGTAAACGTGGCCGACAAGATGAGCGATTACGCCGCACAGTATCTGGAAATGTTCTCAGAAGACCCGGACACCTACGCAAAACAGGTGCGCATGGTTGCCCGTAAAAACCTGACTGGCGTGGCCTACCCGGAAGGTGAAGACCTGACCTATTTCAATCAGGCCATTAACGCCAGATTGCAGATCCTTGCAGCAGGTGAACCAAAGCAGGAGGAGACCGACGTGACTGACGATCGTGAAAACATAGACCCGTTCTGGATGGCGGCGAAACGCTTGGGCGATCTTGTAGGCTGGGCGTCAGACTTGGTAAATGCCTGGGCCGAAGCGCTGGGTTATGGCAGTGATCAGATGAAGCAAGCGGCGGACTATGTGGAGGTTAATCAAAGCCCTGATTATCTGAAGGCTGTAGAAGCCGCGATGATCACCGGCAAGCGTATTCCGCTGGTGGAGGAACTAAGCACCTCTGAGCCAGAGCCAGCCCCGCAGCCAGAGCCACAACCAGAACCGCAGCCTGAGCCAGTGCCGGAAGCAGACACCCAGGCGCAGAAGGCGATTGATTACCTTCAGGGGCTGACTTCGCTCGATACCGACGATATGGACGTGATCCGTGCTGGCCGTACCCAGGTCCGTGAGGCCATTGCCGCACTGACGGCCGCGGGTGTATTCGATGAAAACGAATCGCTGGTCAATGACGCCGTGCAGCATCTTAGCGATCTGCTGGTGGCCGTGCAGCGTAACGGGGTGGCCGCATGACCTTAACCGCACTGCAAAAGCTGGATTTAGCCGACCAGCTGGACGAGCTGATTATCAAAGCCCCGACTGTTAAGGGGCTGGACCTTCTGGATCTCAATGACCAGATGGAGGCGATCATGCTCCAGCTGGGTTATGGCGTTGCGCCAGCACCCGCCACCAGCGAACCGGCACCCGCGCCGGTCACTGAGCCACAGCCGGAACCCGTGAAGGAAGATCAGCCCGTTCCCGAAGTTGTTACTGACTTTCTGGCCGGTAAGTTCATCAGCCAGGCGCAACTGGATTTTGTTGAGACGCTGCGCCGTGTCGGTGACTACATCGGCGTTTATCTGGAGCTCGACGACGCGAGACAACAGACCGCCAGCTGGATAGCCGCCAGCGGCCTCGCTGCTTAAACATCAACCCCGTTTCGGCGGGGTTTTTATTCCTGGGAACAAAATGCTTAACGAGAAATTACGAAATCTGCTGAGCGACGCTGGCAGCATATTTGCCCTGATCGGGCTGGTGGGCTCACTGCGTAAAGCACAGACCACAACGGGGCGATCGTCATATGTCGTTACCGGCAAAGGGCAGGAGGTAAAGACGGCGTTTAAGGTGGTTGATGCGCGCCACCTGATTATTTCTAACAACCTCGACGGCACAATAAACCCGCTTTTCCCGGCTGAGTTGCAGCCACGCGACCGCACGCGCCTGACCAGTAAAGTGCAGGTATCTAAAATCGCGGGCAACCTCCGACCGGCAAAGCTGACTGATTCAGGCATGAGCAGCCACGGCGCGCCAATCGTGGGCGCAGATAACGTGGTTGAGTCGGGTAACGGGCGCTCGATGGGGATCACCCGCGCCTATGAGCAGGGGCAGGCCGACGAGTACCGCCAGTATCTGATTGAGCACGCAAAAGATTTCGGCCTTAAAGCGTCGGATATCGCGCAGATGGATATGCCGGTACTGGTGCGTGAGCGCATTACCGACGTTGACCGTGCGCAGTTTGCGAAAGACTCCAACCTCTCCGATTTGCAGGAAATGGCGGCGAGTGAGAAGGCCTTTGTCGATGCCGAAATGCTCGATGAGCGTCTGATGGCCATCTTCAATCCGTCCGACGACGGCAACCTTCTGGCACGCTCAAACGACGGCTTTATCCGGGCATTCATGAAAGAGATTGGCGACACAGCGACCGCAGGCCTACTGACCGAAGACGGGCGCCCGACGAAGCAGCTGATTGACCGCATGCAGAATGCGATCTTTGCCCGTGCCTACAAAGACGAACGGCTGGTTAAGCTGGTATCCGAAGAGCCGGACCCGGAAATGCGCAATATCCTAACAGCGCTCAACACGGCGGCAAGCGAGTTTGCACAGATGCAGATGCTATCCGGCGACGTTCACCGGCAGGCCGTCACCGGGCTGGTGGATGGTGTGCAGTCGGTTGATGGTCTCGATCAGCAGGCAATCGCCGCGTTGCAGGATGCTATCAAGCTGGTTCGCCAGGCTAAAGACAGCGGACAGGCCATACAGGAAGTACTGGCGCAGCAGGGATTATTTGAAGAATCCAGCAAAGAGGCCGAAGCGCTGGCGCTGTTTATCGTGGCAAACAACCGCAGCGCAAAACGTATCGGGGCCGCGTTTAAAAAGATGGCGCAGATGATCAACGACGAGTTGTTACACCAGCAGCAGGCGCTGGGGGATATGTTCGGTGGCGGTGAGCTGACGCTGACAGACGTCCTGACCGCCGTATCCGGGGAGATCGAAGAGGAATTTGGTGAAGGAAAAGGCCTGAACTTTGCCATGTTCGAGTCTGTCAGCACTCCTGTACAGGCCTAATTTTTGATGGCTCATAATGCGTCAGATCAGACTTGAGCTGACGGTTTTACTGGCATCACATCATTAAATTTGACCGTCTGCTTTGAGCGAAGAGCGGACCCTGTGCTTAAATCATGATAGCTTTGAATGACTGAAAGGTAACGGCTAATCCAGCAGACGTAAATGTGTAGCAATTCCCCACCTGAGAGCGACACATCTTCCATTAATCAGGTCAAAAACGGAGTAACTCGCGTTGGGTTGTGCATACCTGTGAAAATCATCCACAGCTCCACTTTTTAGAATCGCAAGCACGCCCTGAATGACCCGCCCGTGAGACACAATACAAATTGTTTGACGATGTGGGTTTTTTTCCAGATTGGATAAAAAATGCATAATTCGCTGCGATGCAAGTGAGAGAGACTCACCCCCTGGCGGACAATACTCTGCATCAAGTTTGAATAACGCCTTTGCTGCGTCCGGATTGTGCTGCAGGAGTTGTACGGTTGTCATGCCTTCAAACTGACCAAATGACTGTTCTTTCAGAGCCGGCTCAGCTATCAGTGAGCAACCAAAGTTCTCCGCCAGGCTCTGCCCCATGTGCCAGGCTCGGGCAAGTGTAGAAGCGTAAACACATTCTATATGGTAATCACTCGCTGAAAACGCTGCCAGTAAGGCTGATGTTTGGCGCTCCCCCCGACGAGTCAATGCGCTATCACAATGTCCCTGAATAATGCCCTTAACATTCCACTCTGTTTCAGCGTGTCGAACAAGTATCACTTGCATCATTAAAGAGCCATATATGCTGTTGATTTAAGCACCAAAAATAAACACACCCCATTAATATGCAATGATTTTTCCACTCTGAACGGAAAACAGAAACACGTGTGGTTGAAAATTGTTCTGTCCAATTTCAGGAGTGATACATTGAACAAAGTTAACGTCCGCTTCTGGCACAAAGCAGATATGCCGGACCTTTTCGAATCACCCATCACTAAGCCTGCAGAGATGGGCGCGGTACATGTCGGTCCCTCGCCAGTTTTTTTCCGTCGGGTTTTAATCAATTTACCGCTTACGCTTGCGACTGACTCTTAAGTAATTAATATAGATAGTGTTGTGTCATAGGTGAGCGCTCCTACCGCTCAGTGACGGGAGGATGTCTGACGGGATTGCCAGGCGTCTTCCTCACAACATCGAAAACTATATAACAGCACAATACGCTACCATCGCGTTTTATACCTGCCCTCCTCCTCGGAAGGCAGGTATTTTTTATGCTTACCAATAGAAGGTTAGCAACTTCCACTTCTGGCACATAGCGGACGGTAGTTGCTTAATGTCCGCTATGAGCCAACATACGATTGCCGCGCAATGCGGTCTTTTTTTCAACCACTGCAAATTACAAACTTCATACAGTCCGGCTCTTCATCAACACAGAGAGCGGAACCACCATGGATCAATCCCCAAATCGTATAGCCTTTGGCGACATGCTGGCCTTTTCCGAAGGCACAAGCACACACCCGTTAACCCGCATGAATGGCTATGACGTCATTGTGACAGGGCTGGGCGAAAAGCAGGGCGAAGTCTTTACCGACTTCAGCGATCACCCGTTTACACATCGCCGTGCAAAAGAGCTTAACAACCATGGCCTGGCATCCACCGCAGCGGGTCGTTATCAGCAGCTTTACCGCTACTGGCCTGCCTACAAAAAACAGCTGAACTTGCCTGATTTTAGTCCTGCCTCACAAGAGCGCTTACTCGATCAGCTGCTGAAAGAGCAGGGTGCTTATGCTGACGTACTGGCCGGACGTATCCGCACGGCAATTGGTAAAACTAACGATATCTGGGCCTCACTGACCGGATCGCCGTATGGTCAGAAAACGCATGCCATTGAGACGCTACTCAATGCCTACCAGAAAGCCGGAGGTGTAATTACCGACTAACAGCCGCGCCAGCCTTCAGGGATCGCATAGTCAACGTTTGAGTAGTCGCCGCTTAACGAGTCAACATAGCGGCGGCTTTTTGGGCTTCGATCACCAGTGGACTTAGTTTTAAAACTGGACTTCAACGCCTGATACGCTTCATGCAGTATTCCGCCTTTGCGCTGAAATTCTTCTGCGCGACGTTCGCTCTGTGCAGCTGACGATGCGGCTGCCAATTGCTTCTGTGTATTCTGATAAAAACCAAACTTTTTAGCAGGTGCTGACGTCTCAGGCTTGTCTGTAGTCATTTCCAGCGTGTCAGAATTTGATGGTTCCACATTTAATATTTTTCTTTTACTGGAGTGATCTCTTACTTCTTGTTGGTCACTTTGACCAGGGGTGGCCTGTTCATTTTGACTAGGGATGACGTGAAAAAAATCGTTTTTAAAGAATACTTTAGCAACAACTTTCCTGACAATAGTTTGACGTCCGGAAGGCTCCAGATTGGCTTCTTTCAGTGCATCCAGACTTGCACGAACAAACGACAGCGCTTTGCTGGTGAATTTGTATTTACTGGGCTTGCTGACGCTATGATTTTTAGCGTCTCGCTGTTCTTCATAGCTGAGGATACCCAGCTTGACGGCTAAGCGATAAGCGCGCTGAACGGTAGAGATACTGCACCCCGCATCTTCAGCCAGATTTCTGAGTGACTTAACGATGATGAAGTCAGATGTTGAACCAGCCAGGTTGCAGGCAAATTTCAAAACGCGTGTAAGTGATTTTGGTAGTGGGGAAAGTTCGATTATGTGAGTGAGATTGAAGCCGGAAATTCGGATAGATCTGTGCTCGTTATTTGAGCGATATGCGGGAAAAGTGTTGCCGGGATCGGCGCTATTAGCTACTATAGACACGCTTTTGGTTCCTTCCAGTCGGTGATTGTTGTCACTTTTGTTTTTGTGGCTCTAATCATTTCGGTTCCTTGCTAGGGGTACCTTGCTACGGGGAATTAAGGGCAACTTCCGACCAAAGAAGTTGAACGGCACAACGCCGGTGTGGTTGTCGAAGACCACACAAAGTTGTTTAAAAATCGTCTGCGTCAACAGGCGATTTTTTTTCGTCTTCTCATTCAGTCGTCAAACTGAATTTGAGCGCGGATGATAAACGCGATCCGAAAAAGGATCAACACTCAGTTTTTTCCTAATTTTTAGTTTTGACTAAAACGTGCCCCAGTTTTCAGGGCACGATTTTCTTCCTGCCTAATTATTTTGGGTTAATCCATAGCAGTGGTGTTGAGTCCACAGCTGGCGGGCGCGTTTGCGGTAATGTGTGCTGGTGGGCTGATCCGATTGGCAGTGTTGCCGTCGCATTTGTGCCGATTGATTCCAACATTGCAGCGACAATCTGCGCGTCTTCAGGCGTGTCCATACGGCATAATGCCGTCTGCTGGGCTTTACTTAAAAACAGCGGCATGTTAGCCAGAGCATCCTTCATAATCCGACGTCGCGCCTTTGCCACGGTGCCTGCACTCTCGATCATCAGTTGCACGCTGCGCAGACGTTCCTCCAGCTCCAGACGCTTGCCGTGCTCGATGTGGAGCGCCGATTCCAGCAGCGAAGAATCCGCCGATTCCAGCATGGCCGTCTGGCTACGCAGGGTTTCAAAGTGCTGGATAATGTCAGCCGCCTGATTTTCTGAATACCCCTTTTCCATTAGCCCCGCATGCATTGCGTCGGCACGTTCATTGGCCGATTCCAGCAGCAGAGCGGGGTGATCCTGGCTGATATAGTTTGGATTGGTCACATAGTCGAAGCCGTGAAAGCTTGTCACTTTTGAAATGGCGTTATCGTCGCCGCCAGTCGCCCATGACCAGCCACCAGCGCGGGAACGGTTCATGCCGTCAACGATGTTGCCGGGCTCGGTGTCCAGAATCTCCTGAATGTGAGTCACGATGCCGTTATCATCCACGCTGGCCTCCAGCGTGCGGTTTGATGGTACGTTTTCCAGCGTGACCGGCTTACCGTCAATCATGACGACTGCAAATTCCGGCAGGTTTAGCCGTCCGGTCTTCGCGTAATATGCGGCGCGACGTCCGTGGCCGTAATAGCCGAACATTTCCCCCAGCTGAATGCGCTCCTGAGTTTCCGGGCTGGCGAACGTTTCGCGCACCGATCGCAGCAGGTAATTGCGGTCATTCTGTGGAGTAAAGCGGCGGATTTTATCAATCAGGGAAAAACGATCCGTTACCGTGCGGAGTGCTTCCATAACTTCCTCTTAAATTCGTTGGGATGCCCCGAAAAGCGGCGGCAGCGCTGGCGATTGCCTGCACGGTGGGATGGTAGAAAGGTTGTAATTTATGGGGTTAGCGATTCTTTAATCTCGTCTGGATCTAATGACCAGTGGTTAATTTCACATGAGACATATTGAATTTATCAGCACGGCAGATATAGTGTGCGCGCCGCAGAAGAGATTCAGCGGCCAGGCTTGGAACCCTGTAAAAGCATGAGAACTGGCACATAGTGCCTTCGGCGCTACCACGTCCGGATTATTCCGGGCGTATCTATGGTGGCGTTGGTGGGGCTACCTTCGGGTAGGCCGGTTTTCTTGTGCACCGGTAGTTCCAACCCTGTCAACGTCACCACCCGGAGATTGGAACCTCCTGTAGTGACGCTTCTTTTCGCACAAGGAGCATTTCATGACTGATACCCCCGACACGCCATCCCCGGCGACATTACGTTTTGACCGCGCTATGACTGCCATCAGTCAGACTGAAAGTGCTATCTGCCGTCGTGCAAAATGGGGCCGCACTCCCGTTCACGTATTTACCCAAAACGACGCTGACAGACAGATGATATTTGTCATCATGGGCGAATCCGGCGCGCTATTCTTTTACGATCCCACGCCTGACGATATTCTTTCCTCAGACTGGCAGGTAATTTCTCTGCTACACTGAGGCGGTTAATTTTCCTTAGTAAAACAAATTAGAGCTGACTCAGGTTCCTGCGGTTAATTTAGTTTAATTAGCGCTGTGTATCGGGGCGTCTCTTTCGGGCAAGTATATTTCAGTACCAGGCTGAATATACAGTTAGCTCATGCCTGTAAATAAAACACAATAATAAGAATCAATATCATTATCTTTCACCCGTTTATGCAGGGTTAATACTGCTCAAGGAATTAGCATGTTAAAAGCAAAGAAATATTATGTCGCATTTCATTATGAAAGTGGCACGCTGCTGCACCGCGAAAGCTGTCATCTGCTCCCGAAGTCCCCTGAAAGCCGGATATTTATCGGCACCCTGTATACGTCTCAGCAGGCAATGACCGTAGCTGTTGTGCATCATAAAAATACAGAGCGCTGTCCGGTCTGTTTGCAAAAACAAAACCCCGAAAAGACTGATGCCCGTGAAGAGCAGTTTGCAAACCTCAGCAATAAGCCCGTTGCCGAACAGGCAAAGAGGCCTGCGCCCACAGTAAAGAAAGCGCCGGCGATAGCGGCACGAAAATGTGAATCAGATAAGATGCCAGCCGTTAAGCCTGCCGCAGCCATAATGAAACTTGCCATTGCTGAGCAGCAGCCCGGACCGCAGCAGGTCGTTAAAATTAAAAGTGGTCTGAAAGCCGTGGCCGTGCAGCACTTTGTTTATGACTGGCCTAATTAGTTGCATCTGATACGGCAGCGCAAAGCCGTTAAACGCAGCCGGAATATAACCGCATGCAGGTTTAACCGCGTGCGGTTTTTTGTGCCTGAGATTAATCATTTGTAATCATGCCTAATAATTACGCTTATGTATTATTGCCGTTATATGTATTTCGCTGAAAAAATTATTCAGTAAATTAGATAAACTTATCGTTTATATTGTCATATTTTTTGTTGAAGATTTTTTGTCTACAAACAAACGTCGAATTTACTCAGGTTTGTATGGTTTTTTTTACGCGTAACAATTCCGAACGGATTTTCTGATATTGCGACATATTTGATCAGTGCAAGCCGAATATCAGCACTTTAGCGACTATTAATGACTTTCATTCAATTGCGAAATAACTTTCGCTAGGTCAATGCAAATATATAGCCCGTCAAAAAATGTTTTTTAAATTAAAAGGAAAGTGGTAACTTTTGTTAACGCAGATGAGCTAATGTGAAAAAGGCAGTTATATAAATTTCGCATAGACTCGGAAGCTGCTAATTCAGGCTAAGGACAGTCGGAACTGGCTCATATTTTAAATGGTGATTTTGTCACACACAGCAATAGGATATGGCATGTATAAGGCCATGAAATTATACGTTAATGACCACGCTAACAGCGGGTTACTGTTGCACCGGCTTGACTGTCCGCAGCTGCCCGCTGAATGGGACCGTGCTTTTATCAGCAGCTGCTACACGTTAAATCAGGTGCTTAGCGTAGCAAGGATAAATTACACGGGTGTCAGGGCATGTCCTCTCTGTGCCAATAAGCCCGATATAATGGCGAATAGATCAGACGTGTTTCTTTTATCAAAACAGGCCACGAAGCCGGAAAAGAAAATAAGCTGATAAGGATTAGTTTCACTGGTATCCATCGTTCTCTGCCAGCGAAGTTAATGGCAACATCAATACCTCTCTATTTTCATCCCGAATGTATCCGCATTGATAAGGCGTTTATCAACCGCACAACCCCCCCTGGATGTGGTGTGCGGTCTTTTTTTTACCTACAGTCAGTTACCGGGTGCCGTCACATAGCGCGCAAACGCCACCAGCTCTGCGTGTGTCCAGCTGGCCGGATCGGTCCCATCTGGGGCGGATTCGTTCATCATGCCGCCGCCGCCTTCATCCTCCTGCGCATCCGCCTTCTTCCGGCTTTTCTCAAACTCCGCCAGCATCTTGTCGAGCGTACTGCCGTCCATCTTAAGCTGATCGCCGAACAGGTAGCGCATAAACGTGTCGTTCTCCGCCAGCTTATTGTTGGCCTGCAAGGCGTCCATAACCTGCACCATCAGAGTAATGAAGTTGGCGCGGGCGTCCATTTCGCGGCTTTCTTCTTCCTGAATGGCGGTATTCATTGAGTTGAACTGCACAACATAGGGGCGGTCATTGACCGGGTACACCTTGCCGTATTTGAACGCCAGGTGAATGTCGATCAGTCGGTAAATCATCTCCTGCGCACCCTGTCGCAGCCACTGCGCACGGAGTGCCGCCTGAATGGCCGTCTGAATCCAGCCGCCTTCACCCAGTCCGCCTGCCATCTGATCGGCCCAGCCCAGCATAGTTGAGTCGATACCGAGCGCGGCACAAAGCTGGCGCAGGTGAAACATGACGTCCTCAATGCCGCTAATGTCGGCGGGTATCGACTGCGTATCAATCGTAATCCCGTTCTTGCCATCACCCATCACCGGGATCACATGGTTCATCACGGTAGGCATGGTGTTACCGTTCACCGCTTTTTTCTGGAGCGCTTCGCCGTGGCGCTTGAGCGTCTGCGACACAGTGCGGGTGTAGTTCGCGCCCACAACCGGATCGAGTGAGTTAGTCGTAAGGGCAATCAGGCGGTCAATTTTGGCTGCGTTGTAGCGCGTTGCCTTCAGGGCATTCAGCGCGCCGACCAGATTCAGGAAGGGTTCATAGGCATGCGCCAGGAAGCTGGTGCCGTAGTTCTGCGTCTCCGAAACTTCCTTATCTTCTTCCTCCGACAGCAAAGAGTAACCGCGATTCCCGGACGTCACCGGCTGAACGTTGCGCGTGGGCGTCCAGTACGGATTTTTCATCGGGACCAGGGACCACGGCGTAGACAGCGTGCGGGTATGGGTGTCAGGTGACAGCACATAATCTCCGCCAAAGCCCACCAGCTGATCACCTTTATAAAACTCCTGAATGAAGTAGGGCAACGAGTAATAGCTGTTTTCCAGACTGGTGATCCCCTTGCCGGTTCGGGCATAGGGGCGGACATAAGAGACGCCGAAAATCGCCATGGTCATAGCCAGCGACGGCAGATGCCGATTAATCATTGCGCCAAGATCGTCCTGTAGCTCTTTGGCCCGTGCCGCGCCCTCTGCGTCGGACGGATCAACCGGCACGATAGAGAACGCCAGGCCGGTTTTTTTGTCCGGCGCGAGTGCGTGGCCAATGTGGATATTCAGCGCGGCTGAGCACGTCGGGCTGTTAGCCATTTCCTCCAGAATCGCATAGCGCTGCAGCCGGTCCAGCGGCAACTCCGCGCCCAGGTAAAGACTGTCACCGGCAGAGGTCATTTCCCCCGCCTTTCCCTCGTTGTATGCCATCGCCGCCAGCCCGGAGCGAGAGACAACCACGTTTTGCCCGTTAGTCCATGCCAGGCTTTGCGGTGCTTCTGTCGTCGCGCCCCGGAATGCCTGCCTAAGTGCTCCTAAAACAGACGATGCCTTTTTTTTAGTAGCCAAAGTTATACCCCATATTTAATAAACCCTTAGAATATAATAAAGCATATTCGCTTTATGCAATCTGAGGGAAAGTTACACAGTGGAAAATCCAGCAAACAGGGCGCTGCAGGAGGCGGGATCGATTGAAGAACTGATCCGGCTGGTCATGCGCCTGCACAAACAGCGGACCGTAGTCGCGTTTGGCGTGACCAAGCGTGAAGGCGTGAGCCTGCAGCGTGAGCGCCGGAGCGCAAACGACAATGCGATCGCACTGCTTAACTCTCTGCCGCAGGGCTTCAACGGCAACAAACTGACTGATGAACAGCGCCGGATACTGGCGGGCTACAGTGGTGAGGGCGGTCTGGAAGGAAGCGGCGGCAGTCAGTACGAATACTACACGCCGCCATTCATGGCGGAAGGCATCTGGGATCTGTTTTCCGATTACGGCATAACCAGCGGTCACATGTTGGAGCCGTCAGCCGGTACCGGCGTTTTTCAGGAGACAAAACCGGCTGGCGCTATGATGACGTCAGCAGAGATTTCTGACACGTCCGGACGTATCAACCAGCTGCTGCACCCGGAGGACGATGTTCGCCTGGGCGCATTTGAGAAGCTGGCAGCATCCGTGCCGGATAACAGCTATGACCATGCCGTAGGTAACGTACCGTTTGGCGACTCGCGCACAGGCTTTGCCGAGCTCGACCCGGCTTACCGCGATGAAACCAACGTTGGCCATTACTTTGTGATGCGCACCATCGACAAGGTGAAATTCGGCGGGCTGGTGGTGCTGGTGGTTCCTAACGGCATGACCGACGGCGGCGGCAACAACAAGAAGTTGCGCGATCGCGTCTCCCGCGTGGCGGAGTTCCTAGGCGCGCACCGCATGCCGTCCGGCACGTTTGCCGAAAGCGGTACCGCAACGGTGGTGGATGTGTGGGTACTGCGCAAGCATACCGAGGCGCTGACTCAGCTGGTGCATGACAGCGATGATCAGTCTCTTGAGGCGGCAAACATCCTGTGGCCAACGTTCATCCGGGGCAAGTGGTTTGAAACTGAAGGCCGTCGCTTTGTTCACGGTGAAACCGAGCGATCTGACTTCAATAATATTCTGGTGGTTAAAAAAGATGGCCAGCTGACCAATGAGGCAATGAAGGCCGCGCTGTCACGCCGCTTTGACAGCCGCATTGACTGGGATCGGCTGGGTACGCCTGCCGCCGTCTGGCAGTCGCCAGTTGAAGGTGATAAGCGCCTCATGGCTGGCGTCTGGCACACCTATGACGGCACCCGGTTTATCAAAGACGCCACCACGGCATCGAGCGGGATTGATGCGAAGCGTTTCGGCGCGGCCACGTTTGGCGATCTTCAGACAAAAACGCGCACCATTAACGGCATGCTGTCGCTCGATAGCCGCGAATTGTACGCCGCCAGCGTCGAATACCCACAGCTGTTTGACGATCGCACCCATGCTGCGATCCGTTTCGCCATGCAGCAGAAACCGGGCCACCGCTGGCGCGTTATGCGTGCCTCGATCATCGGTTTGCGTATCAATGACGCGCTGAATACGCAGATGCTGGGCGGCGACGCCAGCGGCATCATTGCCGACGCTGCCCGTCTGGTGAGCGAAGAATTGGGCCAGTACGGCACGCCGAAAGGCCTGAAACTGGCGGGGCTGTCTGACGCCAGCGCGAAAGGATGGCTGAGTTTTCAGGCTAACGTGAGCCGTGACGGCGATTTGTCCGCGCTGCTGAACGGCACCATCGACCGCAGCGAAGCCGTGGCAGTCGATTTCGCCAGCCCGGAGCAGGTGGTATCACACCTTTTCAGCGATGTTGATATGGTCCCGGTTGCGCTGGCCGCTTTCCGTGCCGCGTTTACCAGCCAACTGCCGGAAGATGACGACGCGCTGCTGGCGCACCTGGCGACGTTCCCGGAGATCGCCCTCGATGGCAACGGCAACATCATGCCGCTGGCACGCGCCACCAGCGGCAACGTGCGCGGCAAAGTCTCCCGCCTGGCGGGGCTAATTGATGATGCGCCGGATGGCCCGGTAAAGGCGAACTATGTCCGCCAGCTGGAAGCCATTAACGAGAAGCGCAAGCACACGCCGGTTGAAGACATTACGGTAAACCTCAATGCCCGCTGGCTGGACCGTCGCCTGATCAAAGAGTTCCTGATCGAGCAGGGTTTTGATGACTTCAAATACACGCAGGATCTGGCAAACGACAATGGCTATCTGACCGCAGAAGACAACTATGCGGGCAAGGACGGCGTTTTCTCTGGCTATCAGGTTCGATCTGTCACCAGTAAAGGCGGCGTGACCGAGTTCAAGCGCGCCAGCTACAAAGATGGCTTCTACAACCAGCTGGAAAATTACCTCAACGGCGTGAAGCCACGCGGGGTAAACGCCAATGTGTACCTGAAGCGAATCAGTGAGCTGGAGTCGCATTTCAATGACTGGCTTCGCACGCATCCGGACGTTGAAAACGTTGTCAGTGATTACAACGACGCCTTTAACGGCTACGTTCCGTTTGAGCATTCTTCTTCTTCGCTGCAACTGCAGCAGATCAGCGGCAAACGTCTCCCGCTTAGCTATCAGAATGCCGAAGTCCGGCGCCTGTCAGAAGACGGCCGCGGCATCATGGGCTTTGGCACAGGCCTGGGTAAAACCACGACGGCGCTGGCGCTGGAAGCCTACAACTACGAGGTAGGGCGCAGTAAGCGAACCGTCTACGTCGTGCCGAAAGCCGTCCTCCAGAACTGGTATCACGAAGCGCAGAGTTTCTACAGTGCCGAAGCCTTCCAGAACATGCTGTTTGTCGGGCTGGATGAAGTGCGCGGCGAAGATGGCCAGATCATGCAGGCCCAAGAGCGCGATGAGAACAATGAGCCGAAACTGGACAAAGACGGCCAGCCGGTGATGCGTAACGTGGTGAAAGAGTCCGCGGCCGCAACTGTGCTTGAGCGCATGAACATGATCCCGGTATCCAACTACCGCGCCGTGATAATGACTAAAGAGCAGTTTGGCGATATCCCAATGCGTCCGGAGACGATTGAGGAAAACTCCAACCAGGCGGTCTTCAACCAGATTGAAAATGGCCGCACGGATCTGATGAAGTCCACGCACCGCGCCGCCACGTCCCGTAACAAACTCCGCGATAAAGCAGCAGATACCGGCACGAAGAAAAAGAGCCAGATCCCTTACTTTGAGGATATGCACTTTGACAGCGTGATCGCAGACGAAGGGCATAACTACCGCAACTCGCACAGCGCCGGACGCGAAGCAGGCCAGCTGGCCTACCTGCCTAATCCGTCTGTCTCAAAGATTGCCCGCGATATGGCCGTAAAAAGCCAGTACATGATGAAAAAGTACAACGGCCGCGGCGTCGTTATGCTGACCGCAACGCCGCTGGTTAACTCCCCGATTGACGCCTTTAACATGCTGTCACACGTCGTGTCGCTGGATGAGTGGAAGGCGATGGGGATACTGACGCCGGATGACTTTGTACGCGTATTCGGTGAAACCGACACCGTTACTGTCCAGAAGATTTCAGGCGAACTGGAAGACAAGCAGGGGCTGGTGGGCTTCAAAAACCTTGATGGTCTGCGCGGCATCTTCCATCGCTGGACGACGCTTAAATCTGCTGCTGACGTGAAAGACAGCGTGAAGATCCCAGGCCTCGACGAGAAAACCGTTGGCGTGCCAATGACGCGGGACCAGAAGGAGCTTTATGAAGAGCTCCGCGTGCGCGCCAGCCGTATTGGGCAAAAGGAAATCGTACAGGACAATGGCGATGGCCATATTTCCATTGTGCAAAACGAAGACGATTTCATTTTCTCTGTTATCCGCGACATGGATAAGGTGGTTATAGATCCGGACCTGTACCGCTCCGCTATCACGTTCCGCTTCCGTGAAGAGGACGTAGAGCTGGCGAAACAGGTGGCGCGTGCGCTGCCGGGTGAGGCCGGTGGCCAGCTTCTTGCCGGTGATGATGAAGAGACCACTGAGGATGCGGAAACCGGCCTTACCGATACGCGCACCAGCAAGGTAGTCAAAACCACGCTGAAGGATCGCGGCGGCGTCGTGGAGCTAGTGGTGAGCGACACGCTGGAACAGCAGGTACTGGACGCAATCGCTGCTGCCGGTATCAGTATGCAAAATGTCTCTCACCCGGTACCGCCAAAGTATGCCGCGCTGATTGAGAACCTGAAGGCAGGCCTGCCGGACGGTAAGCAGATCATTTTCATGGATGAGAAGTCCCAGCATAACAAGCTGCGCCGCATTATCGCCAGCGCCCTGGGCCTGACAGAGCAGCAGGTAGGCATTATCAATGCCACGACAGTCAGTAAAGCGTCCGGCGTGAAGGTTAAACCCGTGAAGAAACCGGTTGAGCCGGTGGAAAAAGCGGACGGCAGTTTTAAGGACGGCGCATGGGATAAGTACTACGAAGAACTGGCGCGCTATGAGGATTATCAGGCCGCAATGAGTGACGCCTCGCTGGCCGGGATGGAAGGGATCGCCGCCGACTACAACGAAGGCCGTACGCCAATCATCATCTGCAACAAAAAGGCCGAAGTGGGGATTAACCTGCACAAAGGCACCGCTGATACGCACCATCTGACACTCCCCTGGACGCCAGCCAGTATCGACCAGCGTAACGGACGCGGCGCCCGCGTGGGCTCCGAGCGCGACACCATGCGCGTGCATTACTACTGTGGCAAAGGGTCATTTGACGAGTTCCGCCTGGAGACGCTGCAGCGCAAGAAAAACTGGATCAACGACGTCATGAAATCTGACGTTTCCAGCATTAAAAACGGTGATGTTGAGTCCAAAGAAGAGCAGAGCCTGCTGCTGGCCGCTAACCCGGAAGAGCGCCGCGCCCGCGTGGATGCACAGCTGAAAGCGAAGCGTGAAGCGGACCGCCAGCAGGCCGAGCGTGAAGCCGCTGCCGCGCTGGACATCTACCTGAAGGCAAGCGTTGCGGCTGCTACACCCGTTGAAGTGCTTGAAGACAACATTACCAAGCTGTCTGCTGCCTTTGATGCGATCAACGGCGAGATTGATGGCTATCGCGAGGACGTCACCGAAGCTGAAGCCGCCTATAACCTCGAAGTTGAGAAGTATGGCAAACGGTCAGCGGATCAGTGGCGCGGTCAGGACCGTCGCGTAGCGCGTGCTGCACTCCGTGATGGCCTGGCGAAGCAGAAGAAGCTGGAGCAGGAGCTGGGCGGCGCACGCAAGGCGCTGACTCGCTCCAAAAGTGCGGCCAGCACCATCAAGCGCTCCCGCGGGGAAGTAGAGCGCGCAATCAAGTCCGGCGCACTGGAAGTCGATCCGGACGTGCTGCGCGCCCCGGAGCAGTACATGAAACTGCCTGATGGCCAGCTGCTGCGAATTGGCGCGACTTATGAAATCTGGCTCAACGATGACCGCGAAGAAAAGGGCGTATTCCAGATTCGCAAATTCTTCCCGGAGAAAAATACAGTTGAGGTTGAGCTGATCCACAAGCCGCTGCGCTGCTATACCGGTCCGAATGTCGGTGGCTTTGCTGAAATGCCGTCTGCGCTGGTGGGCGACCGCGTGGATATCACCAGTGACCAGGCAAAAGCGCTCCAGACAGCAGCGAAGGGCATCGATCCGATAGACCTGGCGGACGGGCTGAGCCGTGCTGACTTCTACGCGGCCATTCACGCGGGCGTCCTGAATGTGCGCACAGACGGATGGCTGTACCGTGACAGCGACGGCAGGCTGAAACTGGCTTACCTCAGCGGCACGATCAGCGCCAGCGAAGAGCGACCGGCTGAAGCGTGGCTGTATCCGGACCACAGCGACGAGCAGCTGAAGCGCGAGCTTTATCAGTACAGCGTGGATAACAACATCTACAGCGCGCAAGGCTTCTTCAAGGCGATGTTTGGCCGCAACTACGACACGGCATTGCAGGCTTACGGGAAGCAGGCGGGCATGGCGGAAGTGGTCAAAGTCTTTAAGCGGCTGGTGGCTGAGTTTGAAGCAAACGACTCCAGAAAGCGGACGATGACCGGCGCAACGGATGAAGAAGCACACGCCGCTTTCCTGGGCGCAGGGCAGGACCGTTACTACTGGAGCAACTCGATCAGTGTTCGCCAGTTCCGTAACGGCATGGAAGGTTTCTCCAACCGTAATGAGTATGAAGTGATATTCGACCAGCTGCGTAACGAGATGGCCGACGGCAAGATGCAGGCAATCAGGTCACTGACAGAGCAGTATGCCGCCGCCGCGCTGCAGCAGTTCCGCCAGATGAGCGAGCGTGACAGCCAGGCAGGGATTGCATTGCTGCTGGTGAAGTCGAAATTTGATGCGCAATCTGACATTACTCGACCGGCCACCATTACCGAATCGCCTGCTGCAGTTTATCTGCGTGCCGGCGTTTCACTGGGCGCGCTCGATGAAGCAGCGATCAGTGCCGAAACATTTACCTCATCCTCCGCCGTTATGAGCCGGTTAAATGAGGTTTATGCGTGGCTGGAGCAGATCGAGAAAGGCGGATACCGGGATTACGCCGTAACGTGGGATGACTACAAAGGGATGATTACCGGCAAGCTGTCACCTGATGCTGTGAAGGCCCGCCGTGATGAGGCTCAAAGACTTGCAGCGGCAGCGGCAACGACCGTGCGCACCGCACAGGTACAGAAGCAGTCCGATGGCTTCCAGGTCATGAAAAACGAGCAGGAGCTGGTGGCTTCACGCAAGTGGAGGAACCGCACCTTTAAAATCGACTTCCCGGCTGGTGGTGCCTACGTGCTGACGGATACCAGCGACACGCCGGTACTCAAGCGTAAAGCCGTGCGTGACCTCATCAAAGAGAAATACGGCGCGAAATTCTGGAACTTTGAAGAAGATCCGGTAGCCGGAAACGAGTTCACACAAGCCGCCTGGCTTATCCCATCTTCCCATGATCTCGATGCATTACGCAGCGATATTGTAAACGCATAATTCAGGAGCGGCCCGAAAGGGCCGTCTAATATGACCACACTGATTGATACCATTAAACCGACTGAAACCTACATCGAGAGCCTGCTACCTCTGGCACTGGACGGGCGAACCGAGGAAGCGTTTTCAGTAAACTATCTGGAAAATTTAGTAAAGCGCGTTAGCAGTGCGAGACTCGCATACCGGGCTTTCGGTCCATGGTGGCCTGCGATTAAAACGTTGTTGCTGGAACGTGCTACTACTAAATTCGGGCAGGTAGTTGAAAGTGATATTGCTGAAATATACTCGCTTTCACGTCCTGCCCTCACGATCATTGCTGCTCATCTGTATGCTGACGAGCGCACTGAGAACGATGCAGTATTCAGTGCTTACCATCTGCTTCCTGTTGTGCCGTCGGCGGATGATACTGAACCTTATCTGTACGTCAGCTATGATGAATCCATAGAAAAAAGAAGATATTAGGAGACACCGTGCCGCGAGAAAACAAATACCTCAAGCTGGAGGAACTGGAAGCCTATGCCTATGCCAATTGCGCGGAGCTGAATTTTTACCCCCCGACTGGGGTATTCACGATGCGCGATCGCAAGGACAATGAAACATGGGTATGGGTCATTAATCCCTACACAAAGGAGAGGGTCAAGCGGGTACGGGAACTGGATAAAACCAGCTGGATTTTCGCCCTGCAGGATGCACTTGAGCGCCTGAAAACTGCATCTGGAGCCTTGTTGCAGGTGAAAAGTGACAAAAAGTCATGAATCTTGTTGACGGTAAATTAGAAAACCCTTAGATTGCATTAAGCAGCCAAGGCGGCGACAAAGAAAAAGCCCGACCATATGGCCGGGCTTTCACTTTGCAGGGGTTCAGTTTGGCGACGTACACCCCTGCACCTAACAAAGAGAATATACCATGATTAATTTTGCGCAGCGTGATTTTGTTAATACCACTCCAAACAAGGCTCCAGTAGCTGAAGCCACAACGATTCCTAATATGATCGGCAAATTCGTTGTACTCGGTCTGTCCACAACCGGTCTTGTCTATACCCTGATGTTTATGTGGATGGCGCACCAGTAAACTGATAACTGCCTGTAATCACTATCTTTGAAAGATGTAGATTACAGGCTTGTTTTTTCCCGTCTCAGCGTTAAAAATACCCCCCAACGCAGATCCACCTTTTAGACTATTTAATCATCGGTTGGCAAATCCGGATATGCGCTTCAGTGAAGAGTGGTTGCACTCCTACAAGAAAAACCAAAAAACCCGTCCAAAAGTAGCTGATAAATCTGCTGGTGGAGCGTCGGTAAAATCCGGCAAAGCGTCGGCCTGGTTAGCAGCAGTTACTGAAATATCGGTTCACGCAAAAGCGCTGGCCGCTCTCGTCAAAAAACCCGATCTGCGCAAAGGCAGGCAAGAGCACTACGATCAGGTTCGAATCTTTGACCATTTTCACCGTCACAACAGGGTTATTTATGACCATCTGTATGCCGTACCTAACGGAGGATTTCGCCTAAAGGCGACCGCCGCAGCAATTGAGGCTGAGGGCGCAAAGCGGGGCGTTCCGGATATGTCCCTGGAAATACCGGCAGGCATCTATCACGGAATGCGGGTAGAGCAGAAACACGGTAAGCGTATGCCTTCAGAGCATCAGGTGACGTGGATGCGTCGCCTTAAGGAGCAGGGGTATTACGTTCTTTTATCATTTTCACCTGAAGATACGATCAGCGTGATGGAGCAGTACGCAATTCTCACAGCCGGTGAAGCAATGCCAGCGCATGAGAACGACGGTTTCTGGAGCGAATAAGTGCTTTTTGATGCGCAATTTTTTACCGGATGCCCCACGTTTGAGCAGTATGCGCGCCGCAATAAAACGCGCGACAGCTTAGGCCGGGGGCTTTCGGTTTTTGCCGACATGGCTATGGAAGTCGGCATTTTTAAAGTACCTAAGCAGGAGCTTATGACGCGCAGCGGCATGAGCAACCGCCAGCTGAACTATTTCGGCGGCGTGAAGGGGATTAGCTACATCTTGAGAAAATCATTAACAGAAGGACGCGGACGCATGACTACGGCACAGATCGAATCTTTGAGCAAAATTGGTATCGGTGCCATTGCGTGCAGCTATGACCAGGCCTTGCTGAAAATGAAAGAAGATCCGGCTTTGCTGATGCGTCGTGAAGCGTGGAAGCCGGGTTATTTTGTGTCGCTGGAGCAGGAGCATGAAGGCTGTGACGTGCTGGAACTGACTCATCCGGACGGCACTACAGAAATGCATGATATGAGCATTGAAGATATGCGCGTCTGTGACTGGGTAGTTATCAGCTGATGGGCCTGAATAAGCCATTTCATTACCATTCGGTCTGTTACATGGGCGACAACGGCAAAATGCGATCCGGTGTGGTCCAGCTGGCCACGCGACAGGTATCCCGTCAGGTGCTGGAGAATGTCCGGGTTACGCTGAGCTTTGACGAAAACGCAGTGCTGGTCTCGCACAGTTACCTGGGCCGCATGACGCAGGCAGAGTATGAGACCGGCGAGATCAAAGTGCCGTCTGTACTGTTGAATGTTGTGATGATTGTCACTGTAGCCGCCCTAGTCATAGCGGCGTTAAAACTGTTCTAATCCTCTGCTGGTGGCGGAGTCCGGGACAATGCCACCAGCTATCCTCCCTCAATCATTCAATGAAATCTAAGAAAAGTCTTAGACAGTGGTTAATTTCGAGTTATCATCCGCCGCAATTCAAACGCGGATCTGATTCTCACTATGACAACTCTCGCTCCACTCCAGCAGCTGCAAAATCTCCCTGAATGCAACGTTGATGACGATGTACTTCACCAGGCCTTTGTCACCGCCTACGGCCAGCTTAATTCCGTCCGTAAACGCCTGACGCTCGATGACCTGGAGCTGCGCCTTCTTGATAACTGCACTAACGCGCTGGAGCAGATCCAGATCGATATCGGTTTGCGCCTCAATTATGAAGCGGATACCTACAATCTGATGTTCGAGGCGCTGGAGCAGGTACAGCAGCAGCTGGCCGCGCAGTCCGCACTCCACAACGAAATAACGAAAATCCGTCTCGATGCGCAGAACGCCATTGAAGAAGCCAGAGACGCGGCAAAAGAAAGCGTGCTGGAAGCAGAGAACCGGGCAATCAGAGCGGAAACGAAGCTACAGAATATGGAGTCCGCCCTGACGACCGCGCAGCTGGCGCTGGCCACGCTGAATCAGGAGCACACGCAGTACCGCCGTAAGCACCCTGAACGCCTGGCAACTGACCTGAACGAGCGGGACAAAACCATTTCGCAGATGCGCGCTGACCGCAAAAAGGAAAGCGTTAAACGCCAGGACTTACAGAGCAAACTGAACATTGCGGATAAGGTTGTAGGCGATGAGCGTCGCCTGCGCGCAGAGACGGCTAACGACCTGCTTAAGACAACCGCGCTATATAACCACCTGAAAGAGCGTGTCGATTTCCACGATGGCCGGGAAGACGTGCAGCAGTTCCTGCTTCAGCTGCCGGACGGCTCCGGTGACGTGGGCTGCTACATCTACAACTTCCACTTTGGTCTGAGCGTCTTCCACGGCATCCGCGACGTCTCTATTGAAATGGCTGATTTCCATTTCCAGATCCGCACCGCGATGATGCTTGCAATGGATGTAGTGCCAGGTATATGGGGCAATCCGGTATTCCGTCTGCTGCCTGAACTTGAGCCGATGTGGGATACCGCTGTTAACGACGAGCTCCACGCACGCATCATGAAGCGCATAGCGCAGGATTTCCCACGTCTCCACCAGCGCATTCTGGACGGCAAAGCCTCGCCGGTCTCCGAGCTGGTCATACCGACACGCGCCCTTAACGCACTGACTAAGGCCGGATATGAGACGGTTGCCGATGCTGGTGGCGAGCTCCCTGCTGAGCTGGCGAAAGTGAAGGGGTTAAGCGAGGCTTCTGTGATGGAGATCCGCGCTGCCGTGAACAGCTGGTGTATAAAATGGGCGAAAGCCAACGGCGATATTGAGAACATTACAAACCCGAAAGTAAAGCGCCGCTAACTCTCACATACCTCCCTTCTTTTGCTTTGAAAATCTAAGAAAACTCTTAGATTTTCATTGCTTCATAACTCCATTTTGTGTACATTTCTCCCCGCTGACAAGGGCATCTCGGCTCTATACAAAATCATGATAGGCATTTGGCGGGTTAGGCATAACTGTCTGTTTAATCCGCATTTTTTCACAAATCAAAGTCTATTCCAGAGTAGGCTTTGCTGTGTGTGTAGGATTTTATGCCCGGTAGTTTCCGGGCCTTTTTTCCAGGCTCAGCCGTGAGCGCATCAAGGTGTGCTGACGGCTGAAACGGGGAAACGCTTCGGCAGCGAGGCAAACGCAATGCAAATCTGGCAGGTGCCTCCACACCTATTTGTTACCGCAAGCGGGCAGGTTGACCAGATACCTAAGTGTCCGCGCCGGGTATGCACCGGCAATTATTCAGCAGGTTTAGCTCAGTCGGTAGAGTGTTCCATTGTCGGCGGTTCAATTCCGCCAACCTGCACCAGTTCGTAACGGGCCGCACCCGGTTATTAGCTTTTTCCGGGTGTGTTATGAGTAGGGTGAACGGCAAGTAGCCCCTCCTGTCATGGCAGTGAACGCGGTTGATGGACTAATCCCGCGCATAGAACGCCCCATGAGGCTTAAACATGTTCCCGCCTGATCCTCGTAAGGGATCACTATTTGTGAGCGCGCTGATGCTTCTGTCGTTTTACTGGCGTTTGGCGAAAGATTACCTCTGTCAGCGCGCTCACAAATGGGGGAATGCGGCTGTGCGCACGTGGGACGGAACAGTTACCTGACGCTTTGCAAATTCCTTTACATGACCCGTCCGTAGATTCCGTATCGGACAGCTGGTGGCACCAGCCCCCCATGCATTACACGTCAACACCAGGCGATGCCCTGTTTACTGGCTAATTTGGCTGGTGGCGGGGCAGGGTATCGGCAGACCTCAACACGCCGTGACTGCTGGGAAAGTCCAGCCCATAACGGCGAGGACACTGGCAGGTGACTGAAATAACAACTGGCGCGTGGTTGCTCAGTGTTCTCGACCGTTGTGGTGATCGCTTTCACACACCGTAGGAGTTGTGGATCTGGAATCCACGGGGCGAAAGCCTTGTCTGTGAATCAACACAGGCGGTCAGCGATGGGCTGCGAAAGCAAAGCGGGTTTAAGTCCCGCCTCATGGAACAATCGCGCTAACGGAAAACGATCACAACAACCTCATTTCCCACGACAGGACGCGATATGTCGTTATCAGAGTTTGCTGCAGAGCACCCGTTTCTCACCGTGATTTATGCGCTGGTGGCCATCTATGCCATCGAGACATTCATCAAGGCGGTAAGCGGCGGCAGGAAGAAGCAGCGCCGCAAATAAGGCACACTAACAGGAAAGAGCATTGATGCTTTGCGCAGAGCGCCATTGGACTAGGAATGGTCAGTGCTCTATCCGTTGTGGTGCATTCGCAGTTGCTGCTGCGATCGCAAGACTGGCCCCCGCTTCTTCAGTCGCGTACACAGGGGTTAAAGCCGCCAGTAACCAGGTTGACCAGTCACTTGAGGGGTTACTTGCCGGATATGGCACCGGCCACCACTAACGCTATACCTGATATGTCAGGCATTATCAGTGTCAGACAGTCAGTTTATCCGGACGCAGAGCGCATGAGTGACAGCACCTACACAAAGATCATCAGAGCCATGCAGTTTGTCATGTTTCACTGCCTGCTTAATGCCGGACTGTTTGCCGGTCATAAGTGGCTTATCGCGCAGCTGGTGGCGGGCTGATACAGGACAACAGGTAAGAGCGCCTGCAATGTGCTTTTACCGTTGTGTTGTCGCTTAACGGAAGCAACCGCCGTTCCATGTAATAGCCGTTAGGCCTGATGGGGACAAACGGACGGTAGCCGGTTCGAATCCGGACAGCACAATGCCATTACAGCCACCCGGCCATGCGCCGGTACAGGCATCAGATTACCGCCGCGCGTATCCCACGCCGGATTTAACCAGGTGAAATTTAATCACCGGCGCCTGCCGGGGATTCTGCACGCCTGCAGGAAGAGAAAACGCATGAAGAAGATCGCACTGATGGGGGCAATTATGGGAAGCCTCAGCTGGATTGCCCGTCGTCCGCCAACCTTTCCCGTCCCGCAGGTCAGAACGCTGGTGGTGGAGGAGACCCGGCCAACCGTGCAGGAAGAGATCGAACAGGGAATACGTCGTTTGGCCACAAACAATGCAGGCGTGAAGAAACAAAGACAGGCAGCGCAGAAGCGCAAACAGAAACGAGACTACTGATAATGATGACCGCTCAACAGTTAAACGCAACCATCGGCATGATTGCAGATGCAGAAGCCGACTATGCAGGCGACTACATGGCACTCCTGGCCGTGATTGAACGCCTCGGATATACCATTACAGATACGTCTGAGACCAAAAATGACGGTTATGCAGCCATTATTAGTAAAAGCGGCCTGACAATGACCGGTCATGGCGAAACACTGAACCACGCCGCCTGTGTTGCGCTGATTAAGCTCAACGATCTGATCTTGCGCAACGAAGCGATGATTAATACCGGCGAACTGAATTTCAGGCAGGAGCACGCACCGTTGGCCGTGGCGCAGTTATGGCTGTCAGAGGGCTGCAAGGTAGCGCGGGCAGCGTGGGGGAAGGGTGTATATCTGCGCCTCAGCAGAGGCATGATGCGCGCCACACTGAACGGGACAGACATGTACGGCGTACCGGCTCGTTACTTTGACTGCAACCCGGAGGCTACTGTCACGCAGATGCCCCAGCTGCTACTCATTGATGCAGAACAGCTGACCGTCTCTGACTGGGCGCCGGCTTCTACCGATATTCTCGCAAACGACTGGAAGCTGGTGTAATGGAAATGCAGAAAATTATCTGGCTGGCTCAGCTGGCCTGGCGTGCTGATAACTGCAAAATCACGTCAATCTCATGCAAACACAGTAATTCCTGCGCAGGTTCCGAAACCTCAACTATGCTCGTTGGCGGCACAGTGACGCTTGAGCTCAGCAAAATCTGTGGCGTGTGCTTCGCATGGCGTGCAGAACAGCTGGTGGCGCACTTCGAATCAACTCCCAGATTTGCTTACAGCGTGGATATCACCAAAGGTGTACGGCTATGGGGCTGGTTTTCGTGGGTGACGACGGGGAAGCTGCGCCAAAACAGCACTACGACGGCATTATTCAGACGCTCGCACGTGACATGGTAACTTTATGGTCCAGTGTGGTAAGCCACTGCCTGAAAAGCATCCACTGACTGCCTGATTCAGCTCCTGCCGGGTGAAAACCCTCATCCGGCACTATCAGCCCGCCTGATTTGATTGAAACTCTAAGTAAAGCATCTGGATTCGCGCCCATGCCCGGCCAGAAGATATATTAATCAATGGTACTGACATTCACCGCCGCAACCACTGCCAGATACTGCCAGCGCTACAATCTTCTCTCCCGGATAAAGCCACCAACCAGTTTAGCTAAACACTTTTTGCACACGGATTTGTCCTGAATACCCGCTCATACCTCCTAATAATGGCGATATTTACGCCGTTCGCACTTGCTCGAATTATACAATCCTTAGAATTGCTTGTAGTTAATTCAAGCGGAGCAGTACATGGACAAAAAGGTGAGCAGTATAGAGGTGGCCGATCTGTTAATACGCAGGCGGGACTACATGACAGTGGCCGAAGTTACCAGGCTGGTGGAAACGGAATACCCGCACTTAGTGGTGAATACCGGCATTATCTCCAATATCCTGCGCTCTTTTGTCCGTTCCCCGTTCGCACAGTGCCGGGTTCACCCTGACGCCTATCCCCGGCAGTATCGCCTGGAGGCCATGAACGGCTATATCTTCAAGGTGCGCGGAAGAAAGGATCTGAATTACGAATCGCTGTGCGTGGAAAGCGCCACGAAGATGGTTCTCCAAAAAAAGGAACTGGAACAGCTGTCAGTATGCGCGCTGGCAAGGGAACTGATGGATATGTGCAGAAGGGGAAGAATCGAAAATGCCCCGCTCATGTGAACGGGGCTGAGGGTAATCAGGACTGTCCGACGTTCTTTTTGTTAGCGTTAAGCAGGCTGCGTGCCTTGCCTGCGTTAGCCATAGCCGGATTGCCCCATGCCTGTGGCCTATCATCATCTTCCAGAGACTCAGATGAACTCCGGGCAGACGTAGCGACTGGCTGTGCAGGCTCAGCTGCAGCGACGGGTTCCACTGGCGCAGATTCTGCCGCTGGTGGCTCGACGGACTCCGGCATAGCCTTTTCTGTCGCTGGTGGGGCAGCAGCAACCGGCACGCCAGCGCTTTCACCCAGGAGGGCGCTAATCATGGTAAGCAGACGCTGCAGGCGCTCACGCTCAGACATTTTCAGGAACTTCTTGCCATCCGTTGTCTGCAACAGCTCGATGACGGGACTCAGGCCCATTTCATCCAGCGCGTAGCCACTGCGCACCAGGCGCACCAGATAGCTACGCTTGGCCGCGTTGGTCTGCAACCGGTTATATTCAGCCAGAGCAGCGCCGGTGAGTAACCCGTCGTCCTCCAGCCCACTTAATCTTAATACCTGACTCATAGTTAACCTTTATCGCTGGCGCGGCTTTTAATGTCGCTTACTTTTGCCGTCTCTTTGATCGTTTCGCGCAGCTCATCCTCTGACGACATAAGCGCCATGAATACGCCACGCGCAATGGAAAGCTCTGGCTGTGCCGGGATGATGACCATATCGTGCCAATCAGCTGTATGGTCGCTCAGGCCTGCCTGACGGCCAGCCAGATAGTTAGCACCGCCACCAACAACCAGAACAGCATCAAGGGCAATTACGTTGCGCAGTAAAGAACGCACGTCACGCCAGATTTCTGACGCCAGTTCCCCCGCTGCCTGATCGATAACGCTGGTTACGTCGATACGCTTGTCTTTAGCGGCTTCCATACGTGAACCGATATAGCCCTGACGGATAATGTCGTCCACGATGCCAACCGGGATTTCTTCTGCGTTGAATGAGCGCCCGGAAGTCTTTTCAAACTCCTGCAGCAGCACCAGAACGCGGTTGATCATCTTCTGAATGCCGTGCTCAAAGCTGGCCTTTTTAATTGGCACCAGCTCTTCATCCACGATAGCGATATCACAGGTGAATCGGCCGATATCAATCACGAGAATGGTCTGTGCCTGCTCCAGATCAGGAAACTCTGTCTGTGCGGCCAGAATCGCCGGTACGGCTTCCGGGAAGACTTCAACGTGTCTTATACGCGCTGGCGCGACGTCGCCGCTGTAGTTGCGCACAGGCTTTTTCAGGCTTTCAACTTTGCGGTTGATACGGTCCTGATTGATAACGCCGGTGCCGCTGTAGAACTGCCCGATTGGCAGGGTTTCACCCAGGATGACGTCGCAATCCACGATGCCAGCACGTTTCAGGCATTCATGAACCAGCACACGGTGTGGGGCGGAAATCTGGTAGTCCGGGTCGCAGGTGTCGTACAGGTCAGTAAAGCCCTTTTTAACGACGGTATAGGCTGCTTCGTTCCCATTATCATTTTCGGTAAACCAGGTAGCTGACGCATGGTTTGAGTAGGACTGCTGGTGGCCCTCATGGACCAATGAAGGGGTAATGAGGGAAAGCCATTGGCCGTTTTCCTCATAGGCAATCGTAACGTTACCTGAACCCGCATCTACAGCTACTAAAACAGCTTTTTTATTAGTCATTTAAATTATCCAGTGGTTTATTTCGTACTTTGATTGAGGTTTAAAAGTATCACTAATTTTAAAAAAATGACACTTAAACGGTAACTTTCCAGCGCGTTTGTGTAGTACCTGATCATTATTGTGATCACTGCAAATTACAGACTCCATACCATCCCGGTTTATTGGCCTCTTTTGAACGATAAACCATGTCCAAAGTTAACTGGGATGACCACAGAAAAGCCTTCATCGAGCAGAAGGCGCAGAGCGGGATAACCGTCAAAGAGTACTGTGAGCACTACGGTCTGCCGTTTAACACCGCACGCCGGGAGCTGAACGGCAAAGCGCTGGCCGCAATGCGTGATCAGGCTGGTGATCACAATCATGATCATTTGAGTGATCACGCTTCTGATCATCAGAATGGTCACACCAGAAAAGAAGACCTGATCATCCGCCAAAACGGGCGAAAACTCAGGCACAGCACGGCTTTAGAGGGGGTACTGGAACCACGCGAAGAGACAGCAGCGCAGCCTGGCGCGAAGAAAAAGCCCAATGCTTCACACGCCAAAAAGATCATAAATGACAGTGTTCAAGATTCCGGGCGCCCGAAGCACACCCCGAAGCCCCGCGGGGAGGGTAAACCCTTTGAGGAAGGTAACGAGACTAAGCTGGTCGCCAACCGGCGTGGCTACCCGCGGCCGCAGGATTATGAAGCGGCTTTAGAGGTGCTGGGCGAGGGTGTCGAAGCCAGCGCCATGACAGTGCTGTTTGACTCACTGGCCCACATGGACCTGCTGAAGCGCACCACGGCGCGTGCGGTCGAACTGTTTGAGCTGGAAGCCGACAACCTGAAGAACGGCGGCAAAAAGGATGATGACGAAGGCGGCGGCGGACCACATCCCATCCTGAAAATGACAAAGCTGATGATCGAGGTCGGCTATCTCGTCAATGACCACGCCACACGGGTAGCGGCGATCGCCAGCGGCACCGATAAGAACCGGCGAGACAATGAGAAGCATGCGCTGACTCATAACGCCGGTGAGGTGATCAGCCGTGCCTATCAGCTGCGCGAGGAAAAGGACTGGGATTTACTGGAGACGGCGGAGTACATCGAGCGGCACGGTATCAAACTGCCAGAGTCACTATCCAGACGCCTTGAGAACGAGCTCAAGAACGCCGAACCGCCAGTTGATGAGCGCGGCGCGGTCACTGAGGACGAACTGGACCGGGATGCGCGTAAGTTCCGGGAACAGCAGGCCAATAGCGCGGCGTTTGTTGAGTCGCGCCGTGCGGAAGTGGCAGCGCTGGTTGATGGCGGCGGATTTGGTGACGTCCAGGCAGACGGAGAGAACCGCGCCGGCGAAACAGCGGGCGAGGGTAATCTCAACGGCAACTTTGACTACATGGCCACGGCGGAGCTGTACGGCGACGACATAGACGACATGCCGCCTGAGATAGACGTTATACCGGGCGAGGACGAAGCCTGATGGGTGGCCAGAAGCGCATAAAGAGCGTCACCACTGACCTGCGCTGGCGGGATATGGTTATCCGCTACCGCTACAACTGGGCGCTGGCCGTCGTTGAGCTATTTGGCATGATCCCCACCTGGCAGCAGGAAGAGATCATGAACTCCGTACAGGAGACGGGGAGTCAGACTACAGTGACGTCCGGACACGGTACCGGTAAATCATCCCTTACGGCCATGATGCTGCTTATCTACATGCTCATGTATCCGGATGCCCGTGTAATCATCGTGGCCAACAAAATCGGGCAGGTTAAGACCGGCGTATTCAAGTACGTCAAAACCTACTGGGCGAACGCCTCCAGACGTCACCCGTGGCTACAAAACTACTTCACCCTGACTGACACGATGTTTTATGAGAAGTCGCGTAAGGGTATATGGGAGGTGCTGTGTAAGGGCTATCGCCTGGGTAACGAGGAAGCGCTTGCCGGTGAGCACGCCGCGCACATTCTGCTGATCCTTGATGAGGCGTCGGGTATCTCTGACAAAGCGATCGCAATCATGCGTGGTGCGCTGACAGAAGAAGATAACCGCATGCTGATGATGTCGCAGCCTACTCGCCCCAGTGGTTACTTCTATGACTCGCACCATTCGTTAGCCAGACACGCGGATAACCCTAACGGCTTCTGGAATGCCATTGTCCTCAATTCCGAGGAAGCGCCGCACGTTACCCTGAAATTCATCCGTGAAAAGCTGGTGGAGTACGGGGGCCGCGACTCACTGGAATACATGGTGAAGGTGCTGGGCCGCTTCCCGCGCAACGTCAGCGGCTATCTGCTGGGGCGTGACGAGTGCGATCGCGCAGCACGCCGCAAAGTGTTTCTGGAGAAGGGCTGGGGCTGGGTTGCTACCGCTGACGTCGGTAACGGGCGTGATAAGTCGATACTCAACATCTGTAAAGTATCCGGGTACGGTGATGCGCGCCGTGTCGTGTCGTTTAAGCTGGTGGAAATGCCCGGTACGATGGACCCGATCTCATTCGGTGACTACATCGCCAATGAATGCACGCAGGAGCGCTATCCGGGCATTACCATTGCGGTCGATGGTGACGGCGTGGGTTCGGGTACGCTTAAGCAGCTGGAGCGCAGGGGCGTTAACGCTGTCAGCATCCGCTGGGGCCAGCCGCCATTCAGTAAGAAGGTGAGGGAGCGATTCAAGAACCAGCGCGCCTGGTCGAACATCATGGCCGCTGATGCGATCCGGTCGGGCAGGATGCGCATAGATATCTCACAGCACACGGCAGAGCAGGCCTCAAAGATTCCGTACTTTATGGATGAAATGGGGCGGATCATGATGGTGCCTAAGCCACAGATGCGCCAGAAACTTAACATCAAGTCGCCTGACCGCTGGGATACTTACTGCTTCATTTTCCTGATTGGCTACCGTCCGGCTGAGGCCGAACTGAGCGAAGATATGGCCGATTTCACACAGAGCAAGCTGGATGAACTGTCAGAGCTGGATGCGTTGCTGACCTGACCACCAGCAGATAACCACTATAGTCAGTAAACGGATAAGAAAGACACAGGCAGGTTGATTAATAGCTATAAAAAAGGGCGCTTGTGCGCCCTTCTGTTTTCCCTGCTGGTGGCAGAATACTGATTATTTGTCCTGATTTTTCAGGTTACTTTCCAGTTCACGCAGCAGGCTGTACATGTTACGCATATTCTTTCCGGCGCGAGGCTCTTCTCCGCCGTAACGCTTACGGATTTCAGGCATCGTCAACTGTTCTGTATCACCAGCGGCTACCTTCTTATCCAGGAGCGCCCAGTCGTAGGCTTCCAGCTTCTCCAGCAAATCGCGGTTTTCTTCGATTTCAGCTTTAAACAGACGCGCTTCCGCTGCGTCTTTTGCCTTCGCAATCTTAGCCTTTGCCCTGTTCTCAAACTGAGCACGGCGTGTGTTTACGGTGTACGCCACTGAGGAACGCTGCGCGGCCAGCACCTTGCTATATTCCACGTCTTCCATGGTGTACAGCTTGGCATTAGGCAGGATTGAACATGGTACGGGTGAGATAGCATCGTATGGCGACGTGTAATTACCGTTACTCGTAACGTTCAGCTTGATATCGCGCTCTTTATCCAGCTTGTCGCCGTAAATCAGCATCCCATGTGCGCCATAGCGGAAAGATTCACCTTCATCTTTCTTATCATCGGTATAGCGCGCTGTTACTTGGATATCAGAATAGTTGCTAGTGCGTGCGCGGTACATTGCGCCTGGCGCTGCAGCTTCAATCCCTTTCATTTCATCTTCCAGCGACATGATTGCACCGGCAGCAAAAGGAACTTTACGCAGCTTGTTTATCTGCTTCTCATAACGCTTAAGGATATCTTCGCGGGTGTGGTTCGCGGTGGCCGTTGCACGGAAGCGGTTAATAGTGACGTGCTTTGGATTGGTGATCAGTACAGGAACCGGCAGATAGAGGTTCGTGGTGATCGCGATAGAGCGCTCTTTGCGCTTTTCTTCTGCCAGGTCTGCAAAGCTCTGCCAGTCAGCCAGCAGGTGCTCGGCACGCTTAAAGGCTTTCTTGTCAGTGATAAAGCCAATCGGGCGGCATTCTTCACCCAGGGAGTTTCTATCGCTAAAAATCTGGTTGTCCGTGATGAGAGTCAGCCACTCTTTTTGTACCTGTAGAAAATGTTTATAACGCTTCTCAAATTCTACATCGCTGAAGTTAGGCATAATTGTATTCCAAAAATATTAATGAGCGGTACAAGTCTCTCTGGACTTAATGCAGGCGAATATAGACAGAAACAGTAGCCATGTAAAATTAACTCTCCTTAGAATTGCAATAATAAGAATAGTCTGCATTTGGCATCTGTCAGATATTTCTGCTGTACAGGCTCGCTAATGAAACTGTGTGCAAAAAGTGTGTGTCTGTTACCCGGCACTACGAGTGCCACCCGAAGGTTTCCAGTGATAACAGTTTCGGAAAGCAATCAAATGAATGCCAAATGATCATATATGAAGGCACCCTGGCGATCACGAACAATAACGTAACGAATTTGCAAATTTTTCGATTTAGCTACTCTCTAAAGCAGGCATCGGGCAAAATGTGCCGAAAAAGGAAACTTTAAATAATAAGCCTTATATAAAGTTACCCCTGTTTCATGTATGCTTGATCAGTGTTTGATGATCAAATGATCAGGTAAGCGGAACCGCTGGCAAACTGAGTGCTTTGTGAGCGGTTTTGCATCAGGCGTCGCTACGTGAAATCTGACGCATGACACCCCTGCTGTTTTCGTAGATTTCGCGTAGCGTTGTCTCTCTGATTTGGGATGGAATATATAAATGAAACATCTGGCTCAAATAAAAACCGGCGCTCTCCCGGCAGAATTAACTCAATTAACGCCGGAAGACATTGCTAATAACCTGCGGAGATTCATCGCAGATAAGGCCGCTTATTCCGAGAATACTTTCCGCGACCTTTTATCTGTCATCCGCCGCTGGGCCTTCTGGTGTAATGAGCGTGACGTTGGGTATCTGCCGATCGACCCGGATCTGGCGCGGGAATACTTCCTCGACATGGCAGAAAGCGGCCTGGCATCCAGCACCATCGACAAGCATTACGCCATGATGAACATGCTGTGCCGGGAAAGTGGACTCCCTGAACTCAGGGGAAGCGTGGACCTGAAACGCTCCCTGAAACGCATCCGGCGTGAAGCCGTTCTGCAGGGTGAGCGCACCGGCCAGGCTGTGCCGTTCCGACTGCCAGACCTGCAGCTACTGTCGCACCTGATGGGCCGGTCCGAACGGCTGACCGATCAGCGCAACCTGGCATTCCTGTTTGTCGCCTACAACACCCTGTGCCGTATGTCCGAGCTCAGCCGAATCCGGGTGCGCGATCTGGATATCAGCGACAGTGGCCATGTGATCATTAACCTGTCTCACACAAAGACGATGGTCACGGCGGCTGGCGTGATTAAGCACCTCAGCCGCGCCGCTGCCGGTCACCTGCTGCACTGGCTGGAGCTATCCGGGCTGATTCATCATCCTGACGCGATGGTTTTTGGGCCGGTCCGGCACAACAACACGGCTGGCGTGTCTGAAAAGCCTATGTCAGCACCGGCAACTGAGAAGATATTCAAAGACGCCTGGGATCTGCTGGGTAAAGAGCCGGTACAGGACAATAAAGGCCGTTATGCGAAATGGTCCGGTCACAGCGCCCGCGTAGGTGCGGCGATGGATATGGCAGAACGCGACGCCACAATTACGCAGATCATGCAGGAAGGCACATGGCAGGACCCAAAAACCGTTATGCGCTACCTGCGTCGCTCTGAAAGCCAGAAAGGCAAAATGTCGGGAATACTGGACGGAGAATAGAGAATTAAGTTTATCGAAATCTAAAGAAATAATAATTGTAACGGTAGCTTTTATCCCCCACAATTCAGGCCATCCCGCATCCTGCGAATACCGATGGCCAGACAACAAATCTTACTGACACGCACATTCATCATTGACGGCCACCAGCTGACCTTTACCGCCATCGAGCGCGACGGCGTGGCGCTGGTGGAGTATGGCGTTTCTACGCTGTCAGAATCTGTCCCATTGCTGACCCTCGAAAAACCCAGGATCGACCAATACAGTGCCTGGTACTACGTGGAATACCTCACCGAACGCGCCGCAAATAAGCTACTGGAGTATTACAGAAGTGAATTTGCCACATTTGTCGGGCTGGTGGACAACGTATTCACCCGGCAGGAAACAAACACCTTCAGCAGCCGGGAACGGCTCTTTATGGGGAAATAATGTCTGTTACCGGCAACGTCGTTAACTTCTTCGTGGCAGTGGCTATGGCACACGACATCTCTAACCCTATCGGCACCTATTCCAGCGGCTCTTACGTTGATTCCTGCACCGGCCAGTACTGGGGCGAAGAAATATTCAGGCACCCCAAAACCATTGCATCGCTCGTTAAGTACGGCGCGATCGAGTACGCACGCGACCAGGACCACGGCGAGATCATCCGCTTTGAGGACCGGCGCGAAGTGCTGAGCGAGTTTGCGCGTGGCTATGCCGACGCAGAAGACGGCCAGTGTACAGAGGAAGGCGCGATTGATTCCGGCGTACCGCACGCCTATCTGTCTGGCGCACAGTTCTGCCGCAGGCGCAGCAAGCTAGGGGGCATGGCTTTCAGGCTGGATCAGGGGCGCGTGTGTCACGGCGTGGTGTGCGTGGATACGGGCCAGAAGTGGACGCAGGACTAAAGAAAAAGGGAACCATCGCTGGCTCCCTTATTCCGTTCAATCAATCAGGTTCAAACGTTAACCACTGGATGTAGGTATCCGAAATAAACCACTGGCAAGGATAACAGAACTTTGAAGCGCCTTTTACCAAAACTTAAAATTTTCCGCGCACGCTATCCGGAAACGGCCTCAGCCGTGCTGCTGCTGCTGAAGGATGAGCGTATCGCCACGCGCCGTCGCTTTACCCGCGCCCTGCCCGACACGTCAACGCACGTTATCCGGGGAACGCTGCTGGACCTGCAAAAAAACGGGCTGATTGCGCGATCCATTGATAACGAATACACCCTGGCCGTGTCTGCCGCGTATGCCACCAGCCTGACACCCCTGAAGATGGGGAAGATTGAAGAGTACATTCTGATGCTGCTCGACAAGCGCCGGTTCATCACCGCCAGAAACGTGCGTCAGGAGTTTGACGTAAGCCATTCCCTTTTCCTGCAGTCCGTTAAGAAACTCATTGCACGCGGGCTGGTGGAGTACACAGACGTCCCACTGTATGAGGACTCTGTTCGTAAACGCCGCCACTACACCTTTAAATCACCGGAGTTAAGTCATGCCACAAGTTAAGATCAAACGCCTCACACCAGACGCCGTTCTGCCGTTCCGTGGTTCGGACGGCGCTGCAGCGTGGGATATCACCGCGCTGGATGTGAAACTCACCGTTGTACAGACGCCAGGCGCGGCCCGCCAGCCGCGTGCATGGTGGATCACTACCGGGCTGGCCGTGGAGATCCCGCCAGGCTACTGCATGAAGATTTATCCCCGTTCCGGGCTGGCGGCGGATAACTTCCTGCGCCTGGCTAACAATGTGGCCATTATCGACAGTGATTACCGTGGCGAGATCAGACTGCGCATGATTGCTGATGAAGGTGGCCAGTTCATTGAGCCGAAAGCAGGCATGGTCATTGCGCAGGCGATGATTGAGAAAGTGGAGTCTGTCACCTGGAAAGAAGTCGATACCCTGTCCGAGACCAATCGCGGCGATGGCGGCTTTGGCTCTACCACAGCGGTACAGACCGATCCGGCCCCTACTGAAGACGCGACTATGGCCACCCCGGCAGATTCGCAGGAGCCCGCGCCGGTAGACGCAGCACCGGCAGAAGAGCCAGCAGCGACCGAGACTACCAGCACCGCGACCGTGACCAAAAAGACCACCAGCAAATAAGGCCCGATCATGACCAAGTACATCATCAGCAAAACCACGACGATCGAGCTTAACGAGAAAGGCGAGATCCGCCCGGAAGACCTGGAAGCCGCACTTGTGGCCGCGCTGGGGTTTGAGCCGCAGGAAATCGAAGGCGTCACTGTATGGGGTAACAAAAATGAGCGCTACTGGCTGATTCACAGCCAGGAACTGCCAGAGGATGAAGCCAGCCGCCAGGAGGCAGTAAAAGCTATCAACGAGAAAACTGGCGCGCTGCCGCTGGCTCCAGCACAGGATAAGAGCTTTGCGCAGCTGCTCATGCGTCAGATTTCGATGAACGTTACCGGCGAGGCATTTGTAGACGGTTCTCTTACGGGCTTGTGGCGTGTGGAGACAATCAGCCCGTACATGCCTTATAACGTAAAATTGCACGGCGGCATCCTCACCGGCAGGCTGCAACCTGTCAGTGTGTCGCAAACTTCGCTCCCACTGGCGGTCTGCCTGCTTTTCCTCCAGGCATTAGGCGTGGGCCAGCGTGCTTATGTGTTCATCCCGGACGGCGCAGAGGCCGAGCCGCAGCTGATCTACATTACGGCAGAGAATGAGAAAACCCTGAAGGAAGTGGCACCTGAAACGAACCTGTTCCGTATGGAAGGCCTGGATAAGTACGCGGTTGTCGGATTGGATGCGGATATGGTGAAAGAAGCCATCGAAAAGGCGGAGTTGCTGCGCACTATCCTGCTGGCAAAGGCGAAAACCGACACCCCACAGCCTGAGCCGGAGCTGGTGGCCGCAGCGCCAGCGCATGAGCCGCAGAAAGCGGAATAAAAGGCGTTAAGGCCTGCCGGAATTATCGGGCGCAGGTGTATCGGGCTGGTGGCTAAATAGCTTAATATATTCTAAGGGTTTTCTAATTTGTTGGTGCATTTCTTAGCCTGTGTTGCCATTAGCCTTTGCTCCAAAGCCCCCTAACAGGGGCTTTTTTTTGCTTTCAGGTCACTTAAAGCACGGAGCTATTGAGTGTGTCTGTCCGTTGTTTAAAAGAACACCAGTTACCATATCCATGCCCTTTTCCGTCATGATTTTTTTCAAATCATTCGTACAAAATGCAGCCTCCCACGTTTCTGTTTTTTTCGTGTTTTCGTCAAAAATGGCATTATCATCTTCAGCGCCTGGCTGGGTTAATAATCGCTTCGAAGATGTGTCAAAGTCGATTCGATAGGTATTTAGAGGCTTGCTCACAACGTGATAAGCCTTAGTCAGTTTAACTTTGCCATTGCCAAAGGTTTTCGCAATTGATGTACCGTACTGTGTAAGTACTGGAGTCTCATCTTTGTAGTTTTCTGGCTTATTAGAAAAGTCAGCGTGCGAAAAAAATGTTTCAGACACATCCCCCCGGTAGATGGAGCGGATGATTAGAGAATTATCCTTTACCACGTACATTCTCTGTATATCTTCTGGTAATTCGCCATACCAGCGAGGCCCAGTAAGAGATTCATCCAGGATGCCAATGTGGCCATCAACGGAACGGCAGCGGTAGGAAAATTTCTGGCCGTCCTGTGGGCGCGTGTACTTGACTCGTGCGGAACCATCCGCCAGCAGTGTTGAGTTCATAGTTGAAATATCGCGCTTCAGCATATCGTTCAAGGTTGCACGGCAGATATCAGTCATCGGATATTCATCATCTTGAGCATGCGCCGTTAAGGACGCAAAACTTACCAATGCACCTAAAATTATAATTTTCATTAGCCTATCCAGAGAGGGGAAACACTTAACCCCAATATCGGCCCCAAAGAATTAAAACTTTATGAGGCATATTGCCACACCGCGTTGCGTTAGAAGCGCAATCCGGAAGCGATACCCGGCGGAGAGATACCCATATAGATTTTTGTGAACGGTAAGGGCATTAATCTTTATCTGCGGTTAAAGCCCCGATGAGCTCACTTCCCTGGTGATGAATATTGCCTACTTTTTTACTGACAGGATGCCAGGTAAATGCTTTTTCCGGAACGGCAGCATCATGGGCAATTTCTTCCGCACGCGCTGGGGACGTTTCATTGCTGAGCCACTCACGAACGGCATCAGGCGTAATCACCAGCGGTCGCCTGTCATGTATATCGACCATGCCCTGATTGCTGGCTGATGTGACAATTACGAACCCCTCTTTGCCGTGGTCCTGACCGTAAGGCTGTCTGCCGATGGCGGCGAAGAAAAGCGGCTCCTTTTTTTTGTGAAAGATGAAGAATGGCTGCTTCTCACCACCTTCTTTCTGCCATTCGAACCAGCCATCAGCAGGCACGATAGCGCGGCCATGATTCCATAGAGGCTTAAACATGCGTCCGCTTGCAGCTGTCTCACCGCGCGCGTTGATAAGTGGCTGCTTATCCCACCATTCCGGTCCGTAGCCCCAGTACACCGGATCGAGGCGCAGCGAATCTTCCTGTTCGTTTAGCAGTAATACTTTAGTGCCTGGTGCTACGTTAAAGCGCCCGACAGGTGCCGGATCGAATGTGATTTCGTCGGGGGTCAGGCCGAGTGCATCAAAATAATCATCGCGGCTGCTGTACTGCGCAAATCTTCCACACATAGGTACCTCCTTCTGTTGATGTAAGGATAGCGACGTATACTGATATCTGGAGTATTAATTGCGCCTGCGCGACGGACACCTAGTCGCTATCAGGTTCATCTCATAAGGCTGAAAAGCTGTTAAGAATGGAGCAATTCATGGCCTTTCAGAGTCCGGCCCAAAACTACACTGAAACGCGCCTGAACCTGGGCGATCTGGTGCATCTTTCCCCGTACTCAACCTACCTCATGCGCAGTGAAAGCGACTGCCCCGACGCGGGAATTGTTAAAGGGTCCGTGCTGGCTATCGACCGTGCGCTTAAGCCGGCACATGGCCAGCTTATCGTTGCCGAGCTCGACGGCGAGCTGACGCTCAGGCGATTGCTGCTTAATCCGATACCGGCATTGCAGGCGCTGGACGCGGACGAGACAGTAACGCTGCTCGATGTGAGCCAGGCGCTTCCTGTATGGGGTGTGGTGGCCTATGCCCTGACAGACGTGGCCGGAATGGGTTTTAATGCTATGCCGCAGGATTAAAAAAGCCCGCACGCGGCGGGCTTAGTGGCGGGTGGTTAATACAGCTGTGTTACGCGGCAGTCGTAGATGCGGGCCAGCTTTTCAAGCGTTACCTTTTGAGGCTTCGCTCTTTTCTCCATGTTGGAGACGCCAGCCTGGGTAATACCCAGCGCTTCGGCGACATACTCTTGCGAGTAGCCGCGATATAAGCGCCATGCAGCGTGCAGCGGCACGTTGTTTTCGTGACGAATATCAACCACCGCACCGGGGATTGTTTCGTCGTCATTATCATCAGCTTCATAGGGAACAGACTCGAAAAACTCAGCCAGTTCGCTTTCTGCCGCCAGTTTATTGAATAACTCAATCGGTATTACGGCGCTGATGCGGTTGCCTTCGGCATCCGTCATAAATTGTATTGCACTCATGCTATGACACTCTCTCTCTTTCATTTGAGTTTCAGTGTTCGGGCATAGATGGAGAAGCAGTCAGGCGGGTTTCCCCGCCGTCCTTTTACCGTTTGCTGTATGTCTTACTTGTCCGTCTCAACACTTCCAGTATCTCGATAACTACCGGCTGACCTTTCACAATTTTCCAAAGTACGCGGTAGTTACCTACCACCAGCTTTCGTCGTTGCTCTTTGTCGTCCGTCAGCTTTTCAATAACCAGGTGCTCAACGTCGGGCCAGTTACGCAGTTCCCGGATTCTGTCGCGTATCATACTGCGATACGGTTCAGGAATCTGGCTCAGCTGCTTATCGGCTTTTCGTTTCCACTCAAGCTCCGGCATTTGCCTCTCCATGTTGTTAAAGAACATATCCCGTTGGGATGAGATAAATATAACTAAATTCGTGTGACATGTAAAGATATTTAGTTATTTGGTGATATATTTAGTTTTGGAGGCATAACTAATTGCAGTTCACGTAGTGATAAAAGCATAACTAAATCACCATGTTGATAATTTTGCAGGCCTCACCAATACTTCATAATTAAACAGTAACTTAGGTAGTCCGGTATGTTCGCCCTGGCTGATGCCAATAACTTCTACGCCTCCTGTGAAACCATATTCAGGCCCGATCTGCGGGGTAAGCCGGTTGTCGTTGTTTCGAACAATGACGGCTGTGTGATCGCACGTTCAGCGGAGGCAAAGCGCCTGGGGATCAAGATGGCGGCGCCGTTGTTTCTGAATGAGCGCTTTTTCACGGAGAACGGCGTGCATGTGTTCAGTTCCAATTACGAGCTGTACGGCGATATGTCGGCCCGCATGATGGCCCTGTTAGGTGAAATGGCGGCAGGACAGGAGGTTTATTCCATTGATGAATCCTTTCTGGACGTCACCGGCATCAACAATGTGATCCCGCTTGAGACGTTCGGACAGCAGATGCGAGAGCGTATCCGGAAGGAAACCGGGCTGATAATCGGCGTGGGGTTTGGCCCATCCAAGACGCTGGCCAAGCTGGCTAACCATGCCGCGAAAAAGTGGACGCAGACAAAGGGCGTGGTGGATTTGTCCAGTCGGACCCGGCAGCGCAAACTACTGCACCTGACCGACGTCAGCGATATATGGGGAATCGGACCGCGTATCACCAAGCGCATGTATCAGCTGGGGATCAACACGGCACTGCAGCTGGCTGACAGCAATATCAGCATGATCAGGAAGAATTTCGACGTTATCGTTGAGCGCACCACGCGTGAACTGAATGGCGAATCCTGCATTGCAATGGAAGACGCCCCGCCGCCGAAGCAGAACATCCTCAACTCCAGGTCATTTGGCGAGAGGATCACTGAGCTGGTGGACATGAAACAGGCTGTAGTGCTGTATGCCACCCGTGCGGCGGAGAAGCTGAGAGAACAAAACTCACGTTGCCGTCATATCAGCGTGTCGATTACCACTGCCAGGCACGCGAACGAGCCCCAGTATTCGAATACGGCTTCCTGTGTCTGTGATTACCCCACCAGCGATACGCGGGACATTATCGAATCTGCCCTGCGTGGACTGAACACCATCTGGCGGGACGGCTACCGGTACGCAAAAGCAGGCGTCATGTTGGGGGATTTTTACCAGTCAGACGTCGCGCAGTTTGACCTGTTCAGTGAGCAGCAGCCGCGAGCTAATGCTGATGCGCTAATGGCAGCACTGGACGCTATCAATCGATCTGGAATAGGAAAGGTATTCTTTGCGGGACAGGGAGAGCATGACAGTGCGTGGCAGATGAAGCGTGAAATGTTATCACCTCGCTATACAACGAGATTGAAAGATATCCCAAGAATAAAGTGATCATACTGACAGGACGGCACAAAAAAGCCCGGAATATCCGGGCATTGAGTGTCATTTCAGTATGTTATAGCGGTAAAGCATTTTTTGAAAATCCTGCTTCATATTCACGAAAAGCAGTATTTCAATGTGAGAACCATCAAAATGGTAAAGCACACGATGTTCTGTTTCTACATCAAGCCTTTCACGCAACATTAAGCCGAGCTCTGAAAGATGAGGATTAAAGCGGTATCTTTCAGGATCTTCCATGATGTTCAATACTGAGTCGTTTAGCAGATTTTCAACTAAAGCCGCTGCCCGATCCGACCCGATGAAATCGCTTTTATAAGACTCAATATCCTGGAGACACTGAACCGCGATTTCTGATACTTCGATTGTGTACTGACTTGTCACTCAACACCTGCCTTTTATTTTCTTGCGGCACGTAACCTCCTTAGTGCTTCTTCAGGAGACATGCCTTTGCCATCTGCGATTTCCTTTCTAGCCTGCATTGCCAGCTTAAAAAGGGCGTTTATGTTTCTCTCTTCTGCCATTTCTCTCAGTTCAGCCTGACGTTCTGCAGCTGTCTGAATAAAAAGTTCTGCTACTCCATTTTTCGTAACGTACATTCCTCCTTCGAAGTTTTGAGCATTTCCTAAACTGTCTCTCGCTACTTTCTGCGACATAGTTTGGGCTTCGGCCATTGTGCATTCCTCATTTGAGATTCACTGGTGAGAGCAGCAATCTCTGTCTCCTAGTTAAGGCTTCGCTACATTGCTAAGCTCGTTTCTCACTGGTGCTGTAAACACAGCAGTTATTAGAACTATATCACGCGTGGTAGAATTGAGTACATATTTATCCACCACTTTTATCGGCTCAACGATAGGGGCTTAGCGTCTTAAAAGTAAGTCTGCTAACTATAGTGAACGTTTATCCCCGACCGCACGCCGGTTAACTTATGCCCGACGCTGGTTAATTTCTTCATGTAGTGCGTCGCGCTCCTTCTCTGCATCCACCAGCCGCTGTGTGAGCATCATCAGGCCGTTATGGTGTGAGTATGCCGCCACCAGTGCTTCTGCTGCCTCCAGCTGCTCCTGCTGTGCGATCCATTGCTGCGCATGCTTTCGTGTCATCGCCTCGATAAACATTTCCGCTGCAGCGTCGGGATTGCCCTCAAACGTCACCCTGCCCTTATTCACTGTAAGCTGCGCCCGCGTGCCGTCTGTGCTGTGAAACGACACCACCAGCGGCACCGGAATAATTGGCAGAGAAAATGCTATGCCGGCGTTCAGGATTAATTCTCCGGCGATCGCTGGTTCTGACGATGCGGCCGCATTTGCGGCAAGGGGTTGTAAGTCGATTGGAATGGTCATGCTGGTGGCCTCTAAGTCAGTGTGACGGCCAGGATATGAGGTTTGTAATATTGGTAACGGTGCTTCCCAAACTAAACCTAATGTTAGCCATGTAGCCTGCCACCAGCACACAGCTATGCTGCTGTTGCATACAAGATGGACATTCCCTGCGATACGATTTGCCTGCCCTGTGCAGGCTTTTTTTATATATAAGGTGGAGTGCTGGATAAGAGATTGTAAGGCAGTAAAAAGCCCGCTTGATGCGGGCTTAGTTGAGAGAGTTGAGGGTTGCGGGCTATGCGTCGTTGCTTGCGTTACGAAGCACTTTCTCTCTGTGTCGGCGCGCAATCTTCTGTCCGATTGGCTCAATATAACGGTAGCTGAGCCAGCCCAGCAGCAGCGCTAGCAGGACGTTACACACGAAGAACGTCATGCCCTGGTCCGTGAATGCTTTTGCTAACCGGGCTTTGGTCACGATATGGATCAGATATACAGAGAAAGAAATATCCCCCAGCAACACCAACCAACGCGGCGTGATGCGCCCTAACCAGCTGTCGTTAAACGCCACAGCGGCCAGCAGCAGTGCCAGTACAGTACCAGACGCCATCATGCCATGACCTATATGCTGGTAGCTGATAATGTGCTGCACAAACAGTGCAACTGCAGCCAGCAGGAACGGCACCCGCACGGCAACCGGCAGGCGCGCCATGTGTGGGTAAACCAGACCAATCAGTACGCCTGCAGCGAACTGCCAGATAATCGGGTTCGTCATCAGGTTCAGGTAGGCGTAGCCCAGGTCATATCCTTCTACCAGCAGCGTCGGCTGGTGGCCTGCTGCCATCGGTACTGCCACAAGCACCGCGCCCAGCATTGCGGCCAGCGCCACCCAGCGTGCGCGCACCAGCAGGCAGACAGCCATCATCAGGTAAAACAGAAACTCGTAGTTGAGCGTCCAGCGCACGCCCATAAACCCGTTGTCGTCCACGTAAAACGGCGCGTGCTGCGGCAGGTAAACGGATAGCGTCGCCGCGCTAATCACCGCCTGCGTCTTCTCAGCATAGTGAAACGTCGCCATTCCACCGCTTAAGAAAAAGTTGATCAGCAGCAGAATGAAGTAGGCAGGCAGCAGGCGCAGCGCACGGCGCTTCAGGAAATCGCCTGCTGCAGCGAATCCAGTACCCATGCGCGAGACAGAGAGTGTGATAACAAAGCCACTGAGGATGAAAAACAGATCCACACCAACAACGCCGGTTGAAAGCAGTTTGGTTAATGCCGGGTACTGGTCCTGTATCTGGTAGCGGAAATGAAAGGTAACGACGGCGAGGCAGGCAAGCCCGCGAAGCGCCTGAATAGATTTAAGTTGTTGTGTCATAAGTCCGTTTGAAAATCGTCTGTATAGCGTAAAGAAGCGCGCATTCTAGGGATGCTGGCGGCTTAGGGCAACCGCCAGCAGGCGCGGGAAACGCATGCGTTTAGTGGATCTGTTATTTCTGCGGGCTGGTGGCACCGGTACTGAACGGAATTGCCAGCTCATCCACCAGCCGCGTCAGACTATGAGCTGGCAACGTTATCGCGTAAAAACGTGTCGCCGCATTTACTGCAATACCACTGCCTGTTGTAACTCTCACGCGCCCTGCGCCGGTTATGGCGGTTGAGGTGAGCCACCAGCACTGTTATCAGCAATGCGATAACTGCTCCGGTAATTACCGATCCCAGTACTGTGGTCGCCGGTATATCGAGTATCATCCAGGCAGACAGGAGGAAAGAGCCGACAAATGTAAGCACCTCCAGCTTTCCGCCAGCTGGTGCATTACGCGAAGCAGCAACCGACTGACGCGTTGATCTGCCCTGCCGTCTACTTCCACCCGATCCGCGATTCGATACCCACCCTGTGTGGCTGACGCTGCGCGTGTTTGAGGTTCCCTGCTCATAGACTGCCCTACTGCTCTTGACGCTTCCCGATCCGCAATGCGGGCATTTAATCCTGATTTCCATTTTCTGTCGTTCTGAATTGCTTAAATTGATAACTGGCCATCAGTTGTTTAGCGGGTGGTCAGTCAAGTTAGATTATTTAGAACAGTAAACTCTCTGTGAATCAGGCGTAAAGTCTTCTTGCCTGAAGGCTAGTTTTGTTTAAATCTATTTCATGAAAATTAGAGTTTATGTTATCGCAGAAATTACCTATGGAATTTCTAAGAACTGCCATTTGCGCTGTTATTTTATCAAAAAGGTCAGACTCTTCTGGAGTTCTACAGAAGTCTCCAGGCATTATGAAAATGAAACACCTGTTAGCATCATTATATCTATATGGTGCATCATTTAGCATAAGCATTAGCTTATACCAATCATTAAGTACAGCCGCCGTATCTCGTTCAATATCTGGATTATTTAATTTAAATACAGGCGATGTAATGACATTGTGAATGTATTCATATTGTGCTCTGATTGGTTCTGCTATGTACTTCCCATCTGTTTCCAATTGCTGAAGGGTGTTTACTACATCAAAAAAAGACAGTAGGCACTGAAGGTTACTTAAGTCTTTTTCACGCATCAGTTCTGACTTAGTAGGCTTAACATTATACTCTGGAAAATGCTTGCGTAGCACGCTTTGGTCTCTAGCAAGGTCTAAGCAAACGTCTTCCCAAAAAACTATTTCAACCGGAAACTTACCTTTACCTCGTCTATCGACAGACAAATTTCGCGCATAACGTTGTATATGAACATCTCGCTTAGCAGTGGTTGCTATGTAAAGAATATTAATTAGTGGTGAAAATTTCTCTGCTTTGCTGCATTCAGAATCAATTAGACTTTCACTGATTCCATCTATTGTATTTTTACATTGAATGCCTACAAAAAAATTAGATGAGTTGTTACCGTAGATATCAACCCCGTCCTGCGCCTGTCCCTGCCTGCCGTGCATTGTAAGGTCTGGGTTTGACCAACGGAGTTGAAAAGAGTCTTTGCAAATTGATTCAAATTCAGCCCATGACTTCGGGGTTTCATAATTGCGTTCAGATAATGTAGGCATAATTTCCTTTTATTGCTGATATTTTGGTTATTTTATCTATTACCAACTAGATATGAGCCAGTAGATTAATAGAATTTTTCTGATTAGTTTATTCGTTAGTTGAATGCCACTTTTAAATGTGCATGACTGTGACGCTCAACGCCATTTTGGCAGACCTAGCTGGTCAAACTCAACATAAAGCGGGGTTCCGGTCGTGTGCCGGTGGCCCACCAGCGACTCCCGGCGCTCCGGTATCTCGTCTACTTCCATGGCATTTTTGTACAGATACACCGCCTCTTCCGGGTCTTCGAAGCACCAGCGATACTGATACACATCCGTTGGCGTGATCCCCATGCAGACGCTGAGCGTGTACAGAAGGCGCAGAAGGCCTGTCCAGCTGCCATCGGGTAACTTACGGGCGTGGATGATGCCGCATTTCGTCGTGAGATAGTCGTGAACTTCACTGTCCGGCCAGCCCTCAAAAGAGAGCCAGCCGTACTGACTTAATCTGTCGTCCATCAGCGCCCGGATACCGGACTTTTGCTGGTGGCCAGTGCAGGAGTTTGCGAAGGCTTGCGCATGATGTAGGTCGGAAACTCAATGCTTGCCGCCTTATCGTGAAACAGCGCCATCGTGCGCGCCTCTGTGCCTGCACCAGCGGCGATCTCCACATTTCCAGCCGGTTGCCCGTAAATATCGCCAAACTGCTCTGCAAGCGCCTGAGCGACGCTGTAGCAGGCAGGGTTTAAATCGGTACTGCCATCAGGCTGTTGCTCCATTTCGAAGCCGTGCGCCAGAAACAGCGCCCTGATTTCCTGTTTAATCACTGGTGTTCGTATCCTGTAGCTGGCACGCAGGTTAGTTATCCCACTCGTTACGAAAGCGGATCTCTTCCCTGGTTGGTGTGCAGGGAATAGCTTCCTCGTAACTCTGGATAGCCATCTGCGCACCGAGTTTGTCTAAATGCTTAATTTCATCAGCCCAAAAGAATCCGGCCTGTGACTCTTCGCCGGTATATCGGGGAACCTTAAGGCCAACACTTCCTATGCTGGCTTCTTGCATCCTCCATGACTCATCGCGACGGTTATAAATTCTGAAACACATATCGGTCCCTGCCGAATTTCCAGAGTGCCGCAATTTTTCATCGGCTGACTGGCAAACAGCGTCGAGGTGATGCTGTATCCACTCTGACAGTTTCATCCCTTCCCGCTGCGCCTGCGCGACATAGCGGTTTTTAACATCGGGAATGACGCGCATCTGAATCTGAGCCGTCGCAGGGGCGGCTCCTTTAACTGAATTTAAAGCCCGTGGATCGCGTGCTTTATCGGTCATGATTAGCCTCGGTTAGTTGCCCCTTCTGTCGGAGCATATTGCTTGTAAATATCAGGGAAATACTCAATACAGAAGCCCAGACCGCAATCCAGTTCCTGTAGCGCCGTCAGCGCATCGAGCGGACTTCCCTCATCTTCAAACAGTTTGAACTCATACGGCAGGGTAAACCGTGCTGCCGTTATGTTTACCATGAACGGCAGATCGTGTTGTTCGGCCTCTTCACCCATGATCATTGTCCACTCAAACGCGAACTGATATTCGCCTTCTGTGTCGGTCATGGTGGCAGTGCCGGTAACGATATCTTTAGTGTGTGCAGTTACCACGATCTGCTGAGGGTTCCACCAGTCCAGCTCAAACATATTGCTGAGCGTCATTCTGTGCACCGGTGCAGCGCCTGGACGCCAGCCTGATTTGAGAATGAAGTCGATGTGATCGCGGTAGGCCAGGTTGATCTCTTCAAATGTGTGTTCATCGCCAATGTAACCAAAGCAGAGGTGATTACGCAGCCAGACAACGGTCGCCAAGTCGGTGCAGCTGGTGGCCACCAGCTCGTAATTGGTTTTGATATCTGCGTAGGCTTCCGCCTCGTTAAAGCCAGGCTTCTGACTCTGTTTAATTACGCCGGTCAGGGTGTAAGACATGTGCTGGAGCGCAGCGGTGGCAGTCATTGGAGAGGTATTCATTGCACAGTTCCTTAATGCCTGGAGCCGCCAGGGCGGTGACGCTAAATTAGCGGCATGAGGTGAAATATACAGAGCATGAATTTGCTTGTCAATACAATCAAACCAATTCGCTATCACTCTTGCGGTTTACTCAGCTCTCTGTAGCGATCATGTTTATTGCGCAGGCAAAGTCGGCAGGCGCTGTATGTCCTTCTATGAATGCCAGGCGCATAGCGATGTTATGACGGCCGTGGGACAGCAAAAACGCTACGGCACCGGCGCAGTGCGCCTCTTTACCGGACGGGCTATAAACCTCGCCGTCTTCGTCCTCTTCTTCGCCAGTGCGGTGCGTGGTTTTGTGGCAGTAAAACGATGAGAAGTCGTCTCGCAACAGGTGCGCTTTGATGCCCTCAAGGCGTCCAGGATTCAGCTCGATGCCGCCAGTTTTCAGGAACGGGCAATTAGCGCACGGCGCTTTGAGCCGGAATAATTTGCGCAGGTTCATTGCTGCTCTCCGTCTTTGATAAAGGTAAACCAGTGCGTTAAACCACGCTTCCCACTGATGTGGCCAAACAGGGGTTTCTGGTCAGTCAGTGCCAAAATGTCCCGCGCCAGGATCTGCGTTTCATTCCATTTAAAAATCAGCAGGCCGTTTGGGCGTAGTACGCGAAATGCCTCACTAAACCCGGCGCGCAGATCATTGCGCCAGGTTCCACGATTAAGCACTCCGTATTTAAGGCGCTGCCAGCCCTTCTCGCCTGCCCGCTCCAGGTGCGGTGGATCAAAGGCAATCACGTAAAATGAGTTATCCGGAAACGGTAGGGATCGAAAGTCGGCAATCACGTCCGGGCTAATGACCAGCTCCCGGTCAGGTAGCTGGTGGGTCTCTTCCCGGATATCGGAATACAGGACACGGGGATCGGCTTTATCGAACCACATCATGCGTGGACCGCAGCACATGTCTAATACGGCCTTATCCATGCCTACGCGCTCCTTCACACTGCCTGTCAGCGCAGCCTTCAAAGTCATATGGGTTTAATTGCCAGCTAATGCGTCCACAGTTCGGGCAGTTATGGCGAGTCTTTCCTGTTCCTGGCTTGCGGCGGCGTGCGCGGCTGATGTGCGCCGGTACGCGTAAGCCAGCACCCTGCACCATGCGGCGATGATCCAGCATGGCGATTGGGAACGTGCGGCGCTTTACTGCGTCAACCGTGGTGAACGGTAGCCAGACCAGATCGGTCGTATCGCCTGGCTTATCGAAAATGGCCGCTTGAGTAAAGTCGGTCGTCGGCAGACCGCCGTTGCTCAGCCAGTAAAGGTCATTGCCGTCCCAGCGCCCTTTCTGAAAGGCAACATACCGGCTGCAATCAGGGGTAATGATTGACTGACCTGGTACATGCTGGTGGTCAACGTGAATGACGGCCAGTGCATCTACGCTGTCAGCGCAAACGGGTTGATCGATACTCCGGCCTGTATTCCAGCGGCTCTGTGCTTCTGCCAGGGTATAGACGTGTGCTTTGTCGATATTGGTGTTGTAGCCATGACCATTCTGGCTCCAGAAAGAGGCATTACTGCCTACCGTATCTCTGGTGCAGATCATGTAAAAGCGGTCTGTCATCAGGCATCACCACTATTACGGCTGAAGGTAAAAACTACATGGTTCGCAGCCTCAACAATGGCAGCGAACTGCGCATTATTCACGTTGGAATGAGGTCGCTGTTTTGCTATTTCAGCGAGTAATGCGCTGATGAGAGACGGCTGGCTTAGATTGGGGGTTTTAGCAGTGCCGGTCATATTAAGTTTTCCAGTGGTCAATTTCAGAAAACAGTTTATGACATTCTAAAGATTTTTTAAATTTAATGTTTAGATATAGGCGGTTTGTCTTAACTGTGACCGGCTGGCGTGAAATACGGCCAGCCGATCGGCAGAGAAGATACTTTCAGTGCGGGAAAGTGATTAGTAAATCAGAGGTGTGAATCCAGTTTTGCCAGGTCTGCGTCAAATGAGCGCAATATTGCAGGCAATCCGCACAATGTCACGACAGTTGCCAGCGCAAGCAGTGCGAAGAAAATCATCATCAGGTTTAATGCTAAGTTTGCTGTGTCAGTCATATCCGTACAACTCCAAGCCAGAAAAAAAGGTAACGCATTTCATTATTTTATGCGTTTTCAGTTTTTTCTGATTGTATGCACACTCTAAGGGTCGATCAACAAGTGATCAGCTCCACTACTAAAAGTAGTGGTACTGACTGGCATATATTTATACTTAAGTTAAATTCTTATAAATCCAGCACTTATGCCAAATTACTTCATCTTTACCACAGGTAGCTCTTCCCAGCGGGTCAGATAGCGTGGAGATAACATTTCCCGCTTCATTTGATACGCCGGATTAACGCCCTGACCGGCAATAAACAGTGTGCCGCGCTGGTAGCTATTCAATCTGTCCATAACTGCCATCAGCTTATCGCTGCCGGGGCGCGGCGGAGACTCATCAAACAGATTAAGCTGCTGCTCTGAGCCACAGAACTCCCCCAGCATCACCCCGGCCTTTGCATACTCGTAGCCGTCTCGCCAGATAGCTCTCAGGCCATGAACGGCGGCATCAATCAGATCACGCGTATCCTGTGTTGCCGTGGTAAACGTATGGCTCGCCCCTCGTGAGTAATACGGTCGGCGCGGATCATGTTTACTGGTCTGGATGAATACCGTGATATTCCGGCAATACTGTTTTTCACGGCGCAGCTTTTCACCGGCGCTGGTGGCAAAGAAGCACACGGCATTACTCACTTCATCCAGGCTGGTAAGGCGTTTGCCGAAGGAACGGCTTACCACCAGCTGCTGCTTGGTCGGCGGGTTCTCTTCGAGCTCGAAACAGCGTTCGCCGCGCAGCTCCCGCACGGTGCGCTCCAGCATCACGTTGAAGTTTTTGCGGATCATGGTTGTGTCAGCGCGGGCAAGGTCGAGCATCGTCTTGATGTTCATCAGCTGCAGCCTGGCACCAATCTTTCTGCCAACGCCCCACGTCTCTGAGACGTCCAGCAGAGACAGCAGTTTGTCGCGCCGTTTCGGGTCGGCCAGCACCACTACGCCGCCTGTTTTAGGCCAGGTCTTTGCTGCGTGCGTGGCAACCTTACAGAGTGTCTTTGTCTCCGCTATCCCTATGCCGCACTTCATCGTGGTGTGCTGGATAACGGTACGCCTGATCTCTTCCCCGAAGGTCTGGAAGTCCACCAGCTTTTCCATGCCATCCAGTGAGCCAAATACCTCGTCAATTGAGTACGTTTCCAAGTTAGGCACATACTCGCCTACGATCGTATGGAAACGCTTACTGAATGCGTCGTACAGCGTGTAATTGCTGCTGAATACCACCACGCCGTAGCGCCGGATGGCATCGCGGATTTTAAATAATGGATCGCCCCGCTTAAGGCCCACGTCTTTAGCTTCGCGGTTGAGTGCCGCAATACAGCCGTCGTTGTTCGTCGCCACCACGACAGGGCGCCCGTAAAGGTCAGGCCTGAATGCCAGCTCCGCCGAGACATAGAAGGCGTTAACGTCACTGTGCAGGAACATTGTCAGTACGGTGGATAACGTAAGTCACCACCCCCCATATTTCTAAGCAATCAGGCTCGACAGGGATCGGCTTATAGCGTGGGTTCATGGCCAGCAGCATCGGCACCGGCCTCAGCTGTAGCTTTTTTACCGTAAACTCTCCGTCCACTGAGGCAATCACGATCTGGCCGTCTGCCGCAGCCTTCGATTTATCCACCACCAGCAGATCGCCGTCAAAAATACCGGCCCCGATCATCGACTCACCCTCACAACGGACGAAATAAGTCGCTGTTTTTGCCCTCACGCAATACTCGTTCAGGTCCAGTGGTGTGTCTTCATATCCAATGGCCGGAGACGGGAAACCCGCCGCCACTGTTTCAAGAAACTGCCTGAAAGCCTGACGCGGCGCGGCTTCGTCTGGTATTGCTACTATTTGTACCTGCATAATGGCCCCTCCTTTTTACTGTATAAAAATACAGTATAAGATTAGGAGTATGGAATTGACCAGTGGCTGATTTCGTAAGAGAATAGGTCCACTCTAAAGTTTTTAAGAATTTCCTCAATATGAATTTAGGTTTGAAGCAGATCGAATTGGATAAGATGCGCGGCATCTGGAAGGCAAAAGGATTTGTAGAAGCAGGCAGGACAGAACCGCTGCGCATCAACCGCACCGACTGCTACATCACATTTCAGCGCAAAAACTGGGTGTGCAAAGACCTGAAGGGAAACACCATTGACAGCAGAGCTATGCTTTATGCTTTGCTAAAAAATAATATTTGATCGACTAAAGGCCGCTGCGAAGCGGCTTTTTTTATGCTGGTGGCTTGGATTACTGCATGCCGCGAGTATCGCTGGTTTCACGGGTACGCCGTATTAGTTATTAAACACTCTCCATCTGTCAGAGCAAGTTGCGGCCAACCCGCGTTTACATTTGCAAGACAATTCACAAAACCGACCGTGTTATACTGCGGGCCATAAGGATTAGATAAAGGTTTTTTTTCTAAATCCACCGCATTGAATAAGAAACATGCAATTAATCAATGAAAACAAAAAAAGCTGTATCAGTTAAACTGTTGATTAACAAAAAAATTTATTTAAATAAAATTTTTTAAGGTCAATTCTGCCTTGAGAGAAGGTTTTTATTTGTAACTGGTTCATGTCATGCTTATTTTGTAAGCACGACATTGTAGAGATACCGGGCACAAAAAAACCGCCCGGAGGCGGTTTGATTGAATCTGAAGAAACGTTCTCAGGCGTTTAATCAGAATGCGAAAATTGTTCTCAGGCAACTTCCGCTGGCAGCAAGGGTGTGATCTAAAAAAACACCTGCGTTAGCCTTCAAAATCAGTATACGGTTTGTTGCCTCCGTTTCAAGAGCAAGGATGCGATATCACCACCCAACATTCAGTGTCAAGCACCAGCGCGCGTGGTTTTAAGAATTTAAAATCACATAAGAGATTGATATTAATAGATATTAAAATGCAAAAAAAAACCTCCATGTTAATGGAAAAAAAAAGTTGCAAAGGCCCAGTAAAAGGTGGAATGCTTCAATTGTGCAAGTAGGTAGGTAGACGGGATTCTCAGCCCATTTATCGGCGTCAGAGTTACCTGATTTTTTTAATCGCAAGCATCTGCGTTAGCCTTCTCTAATGCGCATGTGGCCAGCCGAAGGCCAGCGGTTCAACGGAACCATTAAATGAGCAAGAGCGAGATTTACGGCATAGCCGTAACCTTGTTTTTGGCATTGTGGAATACACAGAGTGCTGAGAGTGGATGGCAATTCAATGCCATTCTCAATGCACCTGTAACCATAATCCATTACAAGTGATCTAAGCCGCCTACGGGCGGCTTTTTTCATCCGCGAAATTTCTAAAAGGGTTTGGCAACTGATGTGCTTTCACTTTTAGGGCTTCTTCAACATCATTAAAATAGTTTTTTAAAATGCTAGTCATTGCCTGAAGAGATCCAGCCTTGAAGTTAATCTGCTTTCCATCTTTAACCAATAAATCGGGAAAAGCACGCATCAGATCCTCAAGTTCACTAATAGGCCTATCATCATTTTCTACAAACCGAGCATCATTATGCGCGCAAGCATTTCGTAGCCTGGTCACTTTCTTGACCATCGCATAATATGGTGAAGTACGCATGCCAATAACTTTTTTGGCATAAAGGTCGCAACGTTCAAAACCGCTATGTTTGAGATCTGACAGCTTGACTGACTCACCATGCCTCTTAGCAAAGCCATTGCATAATTTTTCGTAATCGTGCTCAAGCATGCCGTACAATGTCAAAAAGACAGAGCGACGGATAACACTTGGATAGTACGACGTGAACATATCGTCTAAATCAACAGAGCTGCTATCTAACCCCTGATAGTACTCCATATAGTAATAAGCATTATCCTCTGCAGAAATTTCATGCTGCTCTACCTCTGGTCCTTCAGAACGGTATTTTTCTATACCTGCTTCAACAGAGGCATCAGTTTGAGCATTGAGTGATGCAATGATATCAAATGTGAGGCTCACATCATGATGTAGAAATTGTGATGGGAGCGTAAGACCCGCGAGTAATTTTTCAACATCCAAACCCTTTACTCCTTCATATCGTTATTTTTTATTTTTAACATAGCTTGCAACTTGTAGCTGGGCATTGCTGGTTTCATGGTGAACCGCCGAGTTAATCACAGAAATGGTTGATGGTTTCATGGCATGACCTCCAAACGGGCAAAAAACAAACGATATGACCTTGCCCCGTTACCAGTCGCCGGTATTCCAGCAATGCTGCCATGAAACCAGCAACATTCACCACCCACTATGACGTACACCATTTCACTGCTTGCATCAGGGTCATAACCTCGCATTATTACTCTGAGCGGGTTGTTGCTGGTTTCATGGTGAGAGTATGTGGGTGCATACAGAACATTGCTGGTTTCATGGAAAATGGTTGGCTGAATCACAGTAAATGTTGTTGGTTTCATGATAACGAGAGGCTTTCGCGCAAAAAACACTCTGTATCGAATGGCCACCAGCATTAATCGCCGGTATTCCAGCAACGCTTCCATGAAACCAACAACATCAGCCATGAAACCAGCAATTATTACTCTTTGTGTGGCAGAAGATCAGGCTTACGTGAGTGAATCTGGAAGTAGACCACGCCATTCTTCTTAACTTCTGTAAACGACAGGTATCCAATGTCAGCTAGCTCTTTCATGGCTTTACGGACAACGTTGTTCTGAGTACTGATAGTGGAGTTCAGGTTAAGGCGATCACGAAGACGCTCTAACGACACCTGCAGGAAGCCGGTAGGCAGACTCTCAATGTACACGTAGAGCGCCTGTGCCGACTCTTTACGCGGCAATGCCTGGATTGCCTTTAGCTGAAGTAACACCTTGTGATCAAAGGCGTAAAGCTCCCATAGCCGGGAATCCCCTTCCAGAGTGATAATGTCTTTCTCAGTATCAAAATGGGCGCTATTAAGCAGGTGCGTTATGGTTGCTTTACTGCCGTCTTTGTTTTTGAACGAGACAACAAGCGAGGCCAGTCTTAGAAATGAGTTGAAGAAGCGATCACGCGAACGCTGGTTAATATCATCGACGGCGATTCCACAGAGCTTTGCAAACTCGGTAAACGGTAGCTTAATACGGTTGCTATCAGCGCCATACTTGCTGAATGCCCGGATAGCACCAATCCATGTCTTGAAATCAGTGCTCATATCGAGCCTGCTGCCCTTGATCATGATATTGGTATAACCCTCAGCTTTCGCTATCTCAAGCTGACCGAAGTCTTCAGACGCATCAATGACAGCATTACCGCGCTGAGGTTTATTACGGACAGCAGGCACAAAGACTCCCAACCGCATCAGCGCAATCGGCTGAACTGTCCGATTAGCTGTAGGTGTCAGTGTATAACTTTTCGCTTCATGCTCAGCGCTGTATACCAGAGCATCACCTATCGTCTTGATTTCTTCGTCATTTTCCATCGAAAGAACCTTTTATCGGTCAATGTGGGTAATTAGCTGTCCTACCATGAAACCAGCAACACCCTACCATGAAACCAACAACATTCACCATGAAACCAGCAATATTTACCATGAAACCAACAATGCCTACCATGAAACCAGCAACATAAAACGTGTTATTTGTTATTAAAATCATGTGATTACATCAACAGTGATCTTCTTTGATCTAAATAGGATCTATATAGGATCGATTTATATGATCTATCCAGTGGATAAGTGGATAACCTGCCATGCTGATTAACTAAGTGCCATAACCAGTGGACAATTACGGATTGCTTTACAGATTCCGCGAGGTGATCAACAATCTAAAAAATATTTTAGAATTGGTTAAATCATGGAAAGCACCGATTTTCAGGTCGCACGGGAAAAACAGGCAAAAGCACAGCAGCGCCAGCGAGAAAAACACGCAGCAAAACTGGCAGACCCGGAGTTTCGCCAGCAGCAGTACGCAAAGCAGAAAGCAAACAGTAGCAGGATGCTTGCCAAACAGATTGAAAAGCGTAGTTCCCCGGAGTGGATTGCACAGCAAAAAACCAAAGCGGCAAAACGCGCTGTAAGCGCATCTGAGCGTCTGAAAGAGAAAAAGCCAGCACCAGTAGCAGCGAAACGGCAAACACGCGCCAGCGCGACAGGCAGAGGCCTTAAAGGACGCACACCGAGCGCAGCTGAGCGCATTGTTATGGATGCACTGGGAAAGCTGCCCTGCATTGCCTGCCTACAGCACGGGAAGGAGTCATTGCTGATCAGCTTGCATCATATCGAGGGACGGACTAAACCCGGCGCACATCTGCTGCAGCTTCCCCTTTGCGATCATCATCATCAGCACGCAGCACCGGCACACGTCCGCGCAGAGTTTCCCTGGTTGGTACCGGTACATGCTGACGGCATTACGGGCGGCAAGGCAGAGTTCGGCAGACATAACGGGTCAGAGCATCAGCTTATGGTAAAAGCCTACAATCTGGCGGGGATTGCGCATTTACTGAAGTGCTGACTCAACTGATAGCACTGTTGACCGCTATTGGGCGGTCTTTTTATTGTGAGCAGTTCGGTTACAAATAAATTGCAAAAAGGTTAATGTAATTAATGAAAATCGACTAAATGGAGTTAAAGATGGCATTAATCGCACGAGTTAAATGGGCTGCTGGTACTTACCCTGGTGGCTCGGATGCTAAGTATTTAGCGTCTCTGAGTTTTTCTGAGAGTAATTCAGCTGTAGAAGGCGCTGATAAGTTCGATGATAGAAAGTACACCTGTCAGATTCAGGCCTTCTTCGTAGGTAGATCTCATCAGACTCCCGAAGACATTTATATCGGAAAGTTTTCCACTTTGCCTCAAGCCATGAGCTTTTTTAGTGACCTGATAAATGCTACTGGTGCTATTCATTGTGACTACACAAGAGAAGGCGATTTCACTATACCTCCACGGACCACTGAAGAAAGGATGAATCTTCTTACTGGAAAGGTTAAAGAAGGACTGGATGCTTTGGCAGATCAGATAACGTCTGCGCAGCCAGCAAATATTACTGGTGCTTTAATAGCCATAGCAAATGGACTAAAAGCTATGGGTAAAGCAATCGAAACAAGTCCAGAACCGGAAAAAAAATAACTTTCGTAGACTTATTCAGCATCCATTTGAAAGGCCGCCACTGAACGGCCTTTTTTATTTCTAAAAAACTGCTTGACCCGTAACTACGCAAAGTACAAACCGCTTACAGTCGCCCCAAGCTGTTAGCGGTTCCCTGATGGAATTTTTGACAACTTACCTAATCTGCAACGCGCGGTTGGGAACGTTAAAAGCCAGAGAGGCCGCTATATGCGGCCTTTCGCCTTTTCAGGGATACAGACGTGAAACAGAAAATTGCAGTAATCAGCCTTTCAACCAGTCAGCCAATGGCGATCACCGCCATTTACGAAGATCACACGCTCGTTATGTCAAAGCCGCAGGCGCTGCCAAAGGGCATGCGAAAGCAGCTGATCAAACTCGCCCCTTTCGTTGAGGCACTGCGCAAACAGGGCTTTAAAGTGCTAGTGGATGAAGCCACTGGCAAAGTGGCAAACGAAGTAGGCGGCAACCATATCTCTCTCAAAACGCGTGGAAGTGACGGGCGCGCTGCCGTGCTCACCGGCATTGAGCGTTACAACGAGCTCATGCTGCAGGACAACATTGCACTGCCAGCAGAGAACAAGGGCGCATTTGAGCTCCCTGATTCCATCGTTGAGGTGGAATACAACGCCAGCGGTGAAGAGGTCTATCGGATCAACTGGCGCGAGATTCGCCCGGAGCAGGTGCTGACCATCCTGTGCTGCTTCGCTGTGGGCTACAACAACGTGGCTTCGGCGGATTACATCAACGCCATGACCGCCGCGACCGCAGAGCAGGAGCCGACCATTATGGACACGCTTAAACGCATCATCGGCTATGAGAAAATCAAAGCTGCAGAAGCCGTGCCTGAGTCCCTGACCGGCAAGCGAATCAGCGATGAGGAACGTATCCTGTGAGTTATAACCGCCTCGACGATCGTTCAATCAGTGACGTAGTGCTTCGCAGTCTCTTTCATCAGGAAGTGATCAAGCGATCAGCGTCATTCCACGAAGATAACCACGACTACACCATTCGTCTTGATGAGATATACCGGGCTGACCTGGCGGCATACCGTGCCTATGAGGGTAACTCCGATCTGCGCTGGGTATTCCGCCTGCTGTGCGGGATAGAGTCGGAAATGGAGCCGATGCCAGCAGGCCAGACGATTTCCCTGCCGGACATGGCGTGGCTGCGCGGGCGAATACGCGACTTTGCTGGCGACAAGCCGGAGCTAATCAGTGGCTGATACTCCATTTACCCGCACACGTTCCGGGCGCTATGACACGGCAGGGCTTTCCTCCAAAGAGTTCTCCCGCGTCTTCGACCAGATTGACAAAGACCGCCGTAAATCACGCCGTAGTGCGCGGCGGACCCTCAACCCGCTGACCCTCAAGAACAAGGCACTGGACGACATTATTGCCCTGGGCAAAAAGAAGTCCGGCACGTTCTACACGAAAGAGGATTTAAAAGGGTTTGAAGCGAACCGCACCGGCGCACGCCAGCAGTTCAATTCCTCACAGGCCGGGATCACGTATGCGCAGCTGGTGGCCAGCAGTCAGCAGATCGACATAAAGCGTGCAAACAACCGGGTAGATGACGGTTCCGGTATTAAGCGCGCCACGCCTACCACACTCAAACACAACGTGCTGACGGTGAGCGTGGAAGCGTCCGCCGTATCGCTGGACAAACATCACCGGGTTAAATTCCGCTTTGAAGAGTGGGATCAGCTGATTGAGGACGTCACCGATGCAAAAGACAGCGCGGCCAAAATTGCTAAGCGACTCTGCGCAGGCCGCGTCTCTTTTGATTGCGATTGTGGCCGTCACCAATACTGGTATCGCTACATCGCCACGGCAGGCAACTTTGCCCTTGCCCCGCCAAAAGAGTACGCCTACCCCAAAGAGAAAAACCCGAACCTGAAAGGCGTTGCCTGTAAGCACGTCATTCACGCCTTCACGCGCTTGCAATCCGCCTCATGGCAGGTGCGCATAGGCCAGGCACTGCATAAAAGCGCCGGTAACAACGCCTATGGCGACGATCCGCGCAAAACCACTGAGCACTTCACTGATGCTGACAAGGCTAAGTTCAACCGCAATCGCAGTTCACAGACGAACGTCGCCGCCGTTAAGCGTGAGCACGAGAAGTATCAGAAGCGCATGGGCGCGCTGGCTAAGCGGCTGGACGACGACGACGGGCGGATCGACAAGCTGCGTGGCCAGCTGACCCGCGCCAAAAAGCTGACGGCAGCGCAGCGCACCCGCGCCGCGAAGAAGAAGGCAGAGCTGGCGGACGAAAAGGCCAAAAATACCCTTCTGCGTCAGCAGCTGGCAGACCAGGCGAAGATCCAGAGACAGACGTTCATTGATGCCCTGGTGCTGAGCGGCACGCCCCGCGCCGAGGCCGAGAAGATGTTTATTGAGTACGCAAAGAACCAGACAAAAGCAGGTAATCAGTAATGGGACGGTACGACGAATTTCTGGCAGACAATCCACCGACGATCAACGAGACCACCAGCAGTGAAAGCGATCAACAATCCCCCGCCGTCGATGTGCCGGATAGCAGCGGCGCTGTTATCGATCTGGACACCGCCGCGCCGACCGCCGCCACGTCACCCGATGACGATACCGCTGGCGGTCCTGATAACGCTGACAGCGGCAGCAGTGAGGATTATGACCCGCTGAGCGCCCCGCTCCCGGACACCCTCGCCGCACGCGAACAGAGCACAGCACTTAAGCCGCGCTACAAAGGTCACGCCCCGTTTAACAACATGGTTCGCCGCGACTGGATCAAGGCGATTGAGAGCGATTACAGCGCGTTTCAGGCGCTGCTGTACCTGCCGGACATGCGTGACGTCGGGGAAGTGGACGACGAGACCGGCTTTGAACAGCCCTCGTTTACTGAGCTTAACAACAACCAGCGGAACCTGAGCTATGAAGACGCCGATCCGGTCATTGTCACGGTGCTGGATTGTCCGGATGAGCGCGAGAGTTTCCAGGTGCTCGATGCCGATGGCGAACAGGACGGACTGACCGATGACGTGCTGATCCTGCGTATTGCCGCAGAAGGTGTGCCGGTTGGCTCAATTCTTGAGTGGAACGAAGAGATGGCCAGCGGCACCCTGGCGCGCCGCTGGTGGTACGTTCACCGCATTTACGGCTTCGGTACGCAGAATGTCGGATCGCTTTACTACTGCATACCTGCCCGCAATTTTGACACCACCAGTAATGGACGTATCGAATGAATCAGCTACTTTCCCGCACCCGCGAGTGGGTGAAAACACGCACCGGCAAAGTGGAGAGTACCGGCTTTACCGCCGCCGATGCCGCCGTAGCAAAGGCGCTGAATGACGTATTCAGTAGTGCCGTAATGACCGGACCGCGCCAGCATGAGCAGCGCTTTGCCTCATTCCTGGCGCGAAAGCCGGAAGATCGCGTATTCGTCGGCAAGTTTGATGACGTCATGGACTTTCTGCGTGCCGTTCGCGTGGCGGGCGCCGGACGTCACAGCGTGAAGCCGTTGGAAATGCCGGATCTAAACCGTGACGCCCTGCCGCTGATTAACCTGTCACGCGGGTTTGATATCACCTACGACAACAACGATCAGGAGATAGACCGTGATTACGGCGACATTACCGACGAGTCACAGGGCAACATGCCGCTGGCCGAGGTTGAGGCTACACAGGCATCGCTCAATTACTCCATCACGCTGATTGCCAGTGACAAAGATACGCTGTCACTGATGTGCAACACGCTGGCCGCTAACTTCCGCTCCAGGCTCACCACCAACTTCACCGCGCAGGAAAAGCTGGTCCACTGGCCTGTAGAACTCAACTGCAGCATTCAGGATGCCAAAACCATCATGTTCAGCGATATGTCGCCGCCGTTCACGCAGGATCGGATTTATGCCTGCCAGGCGTCGCTGATTGTCATGGTGGATGTGCTGACCGCGCATGAGGTTAATGCCCGCAACGTTCGCTATGACACCCAGCTGGCACCGGGGGGCAACTGATGGCTGATCAGCAGAATAAGCCTATGCAGTACTTCCTGCAGTCGGTCCTGCTTAATGGTGCGGAAATGCCGCGCAGCTGGATAACGTCTGTGATTTACATCGAGAAGACGTCGCTGACTGCGCCGTTGCTGGTCCTGGAAGCGCACGATCCTGCCGGAAAGCTGGTGGATGAAATGGGTGCACGGTTTGGCGCTGTGCTGGTGGCAGAGCTGGGCGACCCGACCGGGCAGCGCGGCGCGTATACAGAGACGTTTTTCGTGACGTCGGCGCCCGCCAGCGGTGACGTGGTGCGGATCATAGCCGTATCAGCGGATTTGAAGCGTCTTAAAACCCCATCAGCCCGCGTGCGCCTGTATGCCGACCGCCAGCCGGGTGACGTCATGGCGGAGTTCGCGGGCAAAATGACGATTGAGGCTGATGCTTTCCGCAAAGCGATGACCTATCACCTGAATATGGGCGAGAAGCCGTCCGGCGTCCTGCGCCAGATTGCTGACGATCACGGCGCGCTGGTCTGGTGCGCTCGCGGGAAGTTCTGCATGAAGGACATGGCAAAGCTGATCGGCACAAAGGCGGCATTTACCTATGAGGCCAACAACCCGCAGGCCGAATACACGATCAGCAAGATGAGCAACATCAACCAGGACGCCGCCACCACCAGCAGCCGCGATTATCAGTATGTCGGCTACTCCATGACAGAGGGTTACGTGGCCGTGGGCGATAACACCAAGCCGGTTAAGTACATTTCTGACGCCGATGTAGCCACGCTGACCAATATGGCGAGGGTGCTGATCCCCAAGCTGGATATTGAAGTCAGCGGCAATGCGGACCTGACAGCAGGCATGGTTATTGGTGTGCAGATCCACCGCTATGACGCGGAAAACCAGGTAGACGAAACGTTACCGAAAAACTTTATCGCCATTGCGGTCATTCACCACGAAGATCGCATTGGCTATACCACGCGCATGATTTTAGGAGTACCCAACAAGTGAGTAAGCAGCGCGCCATTATCACGGCGACAAAAGACCCGCAGGGACACATGCGGGCGCAGATCCGCCTTACTCCGCAGTGGGCGGACGTGGACGCCGATACTCTGCCCTGGGCGGAATATCAGCTGCCGATCGGCAACACGTTTGTACCGTGCATCGTGGGTGATCAGGTCTGGGTGGAGTTCCCTTACAAAGACGGCCGCGGGAAGCCGGATACGCGGCGCCCGCTGATCACCGGCGCGGCGCAGTCGGCACCGGGCGGCGTCCCAAGCGTCGCGCCTGAAGCCTCCGGACAGGGTGGCGGGTATGAGCCACCAGCCGTTGACGGTGCGCCTGCGCGCCCTTCCCTGACTCCGACCACGGATTTTGTATCGCACCGCAATAACCTGCTGGAGATCCGGTCTGCTGGTGGCGGGTATGAGATAGCCAACACGGCCAGCGGTTCGCGTGTCGGGATGAACGAAGGCGGGGACATTTACCTGCTGGGGCCGGGAAACCTGGTAATCGACGTTGGTGGCGATCTGACTATCAAAGTTGGAGGAAAAATTGTGTTCCAGTCTGGCGGACCTTTCAGCGCCACTGCGCCACAATTCGCGTTCAGTCAGTAAAGATTATCTTAAATCTAAAATATTATTTATAATGTGTTAACTCTTTTAGTTGAGACATTCCTGAATGAAATCACCCTTCTTTAAAAACGTCATGGTCTACAGCCTGAACCGGGATCTTCCGCTCGATGCAGAGGAACTGGAGCAGCAGCTGCAGACTATGGCGTTTTCTCCCTGTGCTGCACAGGACATGGCTAAATCAGGCTGGATCAACGTAACGTCAGACGGCCTGCTACTGGCCGAGAACGGGCAGTACCTGCTCTGCTGTCAGACCGAAAGTAAAATCATGCCCGTGTCCACGCTCAACGATTACGTTGCCGAGAAAGTGGAGAAAATGGAGCGCGAGCAGTCGCGTAAGGTGCGCCGTAACGAAAGGGTAAGCCTGAGAGATGAGGCGCTGTGTGTGCTTCTGCCGCGTGCTTTCTCGCGCCGCTCCCAGTCCTATATCTGGATCGACAGCATTAACAGGCGTATCTACGTTGACGCGGCCAGCGCGAAAGCCGCTGAAGACATGCTTGCACTACTGCGCAAAACAATCGGCTCCCTGCCGGTTATTCCAATGATGACCGCTGATCCCATTGAACTGACGCTGACTGAATGGCTGCGCGCCGCAGAACTGCCTGCCGGTTTTGCGCTGGGCGATGAGGCCGAGCTGGCGGCAATTTTGGAAGATGGCGGCAAAATCCGCTGCAAAAAACAGGATCTACTGAGCGATGAAGTGCGCACGCACATTGAAGCCGGGAAATTGGTCACGCAGCTTAGCCTGGACTGGCAGGAGCGCATATTATGCCGCGTATCTGATGACCTGAGCATTAAGGGCATTAAGTACGCTGACATGCTCACACAGCAGAATGATGATATCGACCGCGAGGATCAGCGCGCCCGCATGCTGGCTGATTTCATGCTCTTTGCGTCCGAGTTTTCCAGCTTCTTCTCCGGGCTGGTAGAATCGCTGGGCGGTGAGGCGAAACGATGATCTATCCGGCTGTTTCACTTCATAACGCAAAGTGCCTGGATATCCTGCGCACCCTTCCTGACAACTCTGTAGACAGCGTTATTACCGATCCGCCTTATGGCATGAACAGCAAAGAGCCTGACATGGCCGAGGTGCTGTCCCACTGGTTAGCTGGCGATGATTATCAGCATTCAGGCGGCGGCTTCATGGGTAAATCGTGGGATGGCTTTGTTCCGGGGCCGTCCGTATGGAAAGAGTGCCTGCGCGTGCTTAAGCCAGGCGGACATCTTATGGCATTTTTCAGCCCCCGCACACAGGACTTAGGCACGCTGGCCATACGCCTTGCCGGTTTTGAGATCCGCGATTCTATTGCCTGGATGTACGGCAGCGGCTTCCCGAAAAATATGGACGTCGGGAAAGCAATTTTCCGTCAGGTATCAGATTTCGAACATAACGCTGTTAAACGCTGGAAAGGCTGGGGAACGGCGTTAAAGCCAGCGCATGAGCCGATTTCCGTTGCGCGTAAACCTTTCCGGGGATCGCTTGTGGCGAACCTTCTGAAAGACGGGATAGGTGCGATTAACGTTGAAGAGTGTCGCGTGCCTTTTGCTGGTGACGGTGATGAAAGCGAATCGAAGAGCAAGAACAAGCATGGCGATTTCAAAACAGAGAGTGCCGTAACGGTTAACAGCTACGGTAAGTATGACCGGCTCCAGGAGAACTACAATCCGCCAGGCCGGTGGCCAGCGAACCTGATCCATGATGGCAGCGATCCGGTTCTGTCGCTGTTTCCTGAATCCAGCCAGACGGGCAAGCGAAGCGCCACCAGTAAAGCGGCGAGTGTTGATGGCACCAGCTGGGGAACTGACAACCATCAGAGTACCGAGTACACCGACAGCGGCAGCACGGCGCGCTTTTTCTACTGCGCAAAAGCGAGTTCAAGAGAGCGCCATGAAGGCGTAAAGAATCCCGGCCCGCAATTCAGCCATGACAGCACAC